ACACCTTGTTCACCAACTACTTAATGTATAATCGAATTCCTCATTTCTTTCACTAATAGGCATTTGATTAATTAATCCTTCAACAGTCTTTAACATACTATTGTAAGCAGTTGGTTTTTTATATTCACCAAATCCTATACCATTAGCTGTATGACCATCATTAGGAAAGTCATTAAATATGACTACTTTAACTTTATCAAATTCTATTTCTCTAAATGCAGCAAACATATCTCTACGCTCTTTAGGATATGTACAAGTATCCTTTAATCTACGCTGATTTATATAATGCATTAAATGAGTCATATAATCACTTTTAAGTAAAGTTTTTATATCGTCAACTTTACACCAGCTTTCACCTAATAAGTCTTCATAATTACAACTTAATTCATCTTCAAATGTTTGAACTTCTACTTTATGTTTAATTACCATGGTAAATGATCTTCAGCATTAATATTCTGTTGTTTAGGTTGTGGTTTAGCTTTCATTGCAGGTTTTTTAACATTAACTGTGGGATCATAATTCATTTGAGCTTTTGTTCTCTGAATATAAGCTTGTAAATCAGCGTCTAAACCATAAGCTTTAGGTTTAAGATCTTTAGTATTCCAGTTAATGTAAGAACTACATGAGGGTATTAAATGTTCTTCACCCATTATCTTACCATTAGCATTTTGACTTCTAGTAAAAACAGTTCTTTCGTTAACATACATATTTAAACAATCTCTTAATAAGCCTAGATCTTTAATGTTATCATTTACATTAGTACAATGACCAATAACATGTTGTAAAGTTTTTTTAATTAAGAATTTAGGATTAGCTAATATTTCTTCTTGATTGTGAATAGTATAGTTAATTAAAAATGAATTAAGAAATATAAACGGAATAATCTTATTAACATCAAATGTAGAAGTATGTACTCTGAATTCAATAGTTGCTTTATTACAAAAGATTAACGGAATTAAGTTATTATGATAATACAATTTTGTTATCGATAGGCTCTTTATCCTATCTTCTATATATTTCTATATAGTTCAGACTATGTCATCATCCTTCGCAAGGATGTTGGGCGCTCGTGGTACTTTACTGTCTGTTCTAGACTCCATGTACTAGTCGTTGCACCTTCTAACTATCCCTAGTTAGCTTGGCTCAAAGTTATCTGTAAAATTTGTAACTTTTTTACAAACAAATAAAAATTCCTCTAATGAATATCTATTTTTCATAATATTTAAAGGCTTATAAACCCATTTAATATTATCCATAGTATAACCTTTTGAAGAATCTGTTCTATCAATAGAAGCATTAGATTCTTTTTTTAATAAATCTAAAACATTTAAATAAATACCTGTATATGGACAAATTCCTTTTTGATCGTCATATAAAGTTTTTAGATCTTCTATATTGATTTTACAATCTATTATTCTGTTTCCTCTATGTAAGTTGCTAGTTATTTCGTTATACCAAAGTATGTGAATACCGTTAGTAAACCATGCACTAGACTTTCTTCTTTCTGGATATAAATTATATCCTTTACATTTTGAACACCAAATATTTTTTAATTTTAGTATATTATTTAATCTTCTGTAAACTATTTTACCACATTCACAAGTTAATTCAACTTGATATCTTTTATGATGATAAACATAATTATCAGAATTTACTATAAAATTACCTACTTTATCTCCTTTTTTATAAGGATAATCTACTAAATTAACTGATTGTTTTTTATTTGCTTCTAAGTATTCTTTTTCTTGTTTCATATAAATATTATTATATACAAATATAATAAATTTTTACAACAAAAACAAATTTTATTAAGACTTTCTTTGAATTCACCCAATATTTTTTACTATAAATTACTTTATAGCTACGCTATTTTTACTCAACGTGTTTTAATATTCCATTTCTGATTACCTTGTAAATCTGCAGGATGTCCTTCGATATTATCTAAATCATTCCCAATAGAATTTAAGTTCATTAAATCCATAGATAAGTATTTAAATAATACATCAAAATTACTATCTAAATTATTTCTAGTAATTATAGGATCCATTTGAGATAACAACTCATAAGTAGGATAAGGTCTAGAATAGTTTTTATTCTTAACACCAAAATTATACTTCTTATAGATTGGAAACATATTAAATATTTCATCTTGTAATGCACATGTAACTTTAAAAAATGCTAATATAAATTCTTTAGTTCTAGGCACATTACCAATATGCAAATGTAAACTACATGAATCATTATACTCAGTTCTCTTTTTAAGAAGATCTACTGCATTAATAACTGTCTGTAATCCTTTACTACCTTGCATAGGTACAGTAACGTATTCTATACCTGTTATACTACCATCTCTAAGTGGAATTAATCCTACTTTATTTAATAATCTATTAGGTATAAAACCTGAAGATGTTTCAAATTCAAGACCAAATGATAAGTTATCAATTAACTTAGAATAATTATTAATATAATATCCAGGTTCAACTTCTAACTTATTATATTTCTCAAGATATTGTCCTAATATTCCCTTTGAGTCATAAGGTAACGACTGTTTATATCCTTGATCTGTAATTTTAAGTCTATTAAATTCCTTAGCTGATAATAAATCAATATGATAATATTGACCATTAGATAATCTTTCACGATAAAGTTTACTATCTTTAAACACTTCTTCATTTAAAGACATATATGTACCATTAGGAGTTATAGTAGGTATATTATCTTCACTTTTAGTAAAGTAACCTAATTGAATATCGCTTTCATTAAGTTTAACAATACCATTAATTAAATTATCGTTTTTTAAAACATATTGTTGTTTTTCATAATCCCATACTATTTGACCTGTTTCAAATCTATAATATTTATTACTTACAAAATAACATTCTCCTGAATTTTCAACATTTATATCACCTATTTTATAATATAGAGTTTCAAATCTTCTACATTGTGTAATAGGTAATTCCTCATTGTTTATTGTTGTTACTATTTTTTCTTTACTCATTTTAGTTTTTTATAAATTCACCAACTACATTTTCCATATCTTCAAGAACTTTAAGAGCTTTAACAGCTTCTACATGAGGTAAATAATAACTCAATTTAACTTTATAATCTTGAAATTTAATTAAAGGTCCAGTTAAGCAATCATTTAATATACCGTCAACTGCATCAGCTACATAATCAATATTATCAATATTATCATTTAAACTATCTAAGAATTCTTTATCGTCTTGTTCTAATTGTTTAATAGTACCTTCTTCAACTTCTTCAATTTCAATATTTTCCTCAAGATTAGTGATAAAATTAATACACTCTTTAAGTATAATAGGTCTATGAACATTATTAGCTAATTTAACTACACTATTAGTGTTTACAGCCGTTAATGGAAGTATTTTAATTAAGTTACCTTTACTAATTTCATATCTTTTCTCAAAGTTTAATCCAGTTACAATACCGTTATACTCTACACCATGTTTTAATATCATTTGTTTACTATCTGAAGGTTTAGAAGTCAAATCTACTACTGGCAACATTGATGCATGAGATAACTTTTCATAATCCCATTTATCTCCATTTTTAAATATATTAAATGGTGCTAATGCCGTTAAATAATCAAGCTCTGTTCTTAACATTATACCTTCTACAAAATAAAATAATGTAGGAGCGTCATGTTTAAATGGAGTTTCAAATAAATCTTTATCTTCAATATCACCAAATTCTCCAGTACTATAATTAAAAGGTTTATTAACTAATGTACCAAAATGAGCTTTAGCTTCTTTAATAATATCTCCAAGATAAAAGAAATCAAAGTTAATAATGTTAGTATAAACACCATTAATTAAATGATTATTTCTATAATAACGTAATTTTTTATTAACAACTTTACCTTTATACTCATTTTGAGTTTTTAAAGTAGTATCGTCAAATATATTAATTACTTCTTCTTTAGCTGCAGGAAGATTAATAACCGTTTGACCAGAAGTTTTAGGCTTCTGAAGCCACCGACTATCTTCCCAATCATCACCATAATTATAACCTCCAGTATAAGATGTATATTTAACAATTTCTCTTTGGTAATTATCTTTTCTACTAACTAATAACTTTTTAGCTTCTTTAAAATTACCATCTTTAACAGTATAAACAGTATTATAATCTATTTGAAATATTTCACCATTATTATTTCTAATAACATGTAAAGGTTCTGCTAATGATGAAAAATAGAAATTATTCTTACTTTCAATATAAACAAACATTGGACGTTCTTCAACTTGTTTATCTTCAGCATCATCTGACCATGCACGACTTTTACCACTCCATAAATAAATTACATTAGGATGATCTGTATCAGTCCATACTAATGCGGCAGCACCATTATAATCACTTAATACTTTGATATTACCAGTCTTATATATAATTTCTCCTAGTATTTCACTATCAATTTTAGTACGTACAACATTAAAATTCTCTACATGTAAACTTGGAGAATCTATATCTTTAGATACTTCATATTTATCAGCTAATTCTTTATGATTTAATAAAGTACCATTATGTACGATACACATTTTATAACCTCCATCTTTATTCTCTCCAAATCCAAATGGATGTGCATTATAAGAATTAATCACACCTATACTAGACTGTCTTGTATGACCAATTACTGTAGGATATAATGTAGGCTTTATAGACCTACCCTTAGCAAAATTAGTAAATAAAGCTTCCTTATCTAAACCATAATAAATCTCTCCATCTATAGTTATACCACAAGAATTCTTACCTCTAGATTCATTAAACAAACCTAATATTTTTATATTAGATTCATTAATCTTTTTAGTGGAATTACTCGCTTGACCCCATATACCACAATTTAATGTATTATAATTAGGTTTAAATATTAAATTTAATAGAATTTGTAATATACCTAGGATTAATACTATCAGTATTATCATTTATTTATTTTTTAGTTTATTAATACTTCTTCTCCAGCAAATATTTCAGATAATAATGATTCAGTTAATACTTTATTATTAGTATTAATTGCTTCAACTACTTGTTCTGAATATTTATCAAATAATGCATCAGCATTACCATCTAATACACATTCTACAGCTTTTATAGTTTGTTTATAAACCCAACGAATATTTTCTTCAGAATGTATCCAAAAGTTACTTAAAGCTCTTGCTTCACATCCCCAAGGTTCTTTGAAGCGAAATTCACCTGCTTTTCCATAAAGTTCACGTCTTCTATCATCTTTATCTATTAATAAAGCAGGAAGTGTTACAAATATATCAAACATTTTTACAATTTTCTCAGAAGTTTCTTGATTAGCTTCTGGATATCCGATATGTATGTGTCCCAATTTTGTTATCTCTAAGGCTTTTTATCCCTAGATTCTATAATTATATTCATTCATTATAGTTCAGCATATATTTTCATCTTTTATCTCGCAGACAGTCAGATGTCGGACACTCGTGGGAATATTTTAGTCATAAAAAAAGAGTCACTAAGACTCTTAAATTATGGATCAACTCCTATGCGTTACACTGATTCTAATTTTTTACCATTAGAATTTAGCACGGTATTTAAATATTTTTCAAATTTTAATTTTTTTCTTAATAAAGAAAATTTAGAATTACTGTAAAATTTATCATATAATTTTTTTATAAAATATTTTCTTTTCTGGTTACAATTAAATCTTAAACAAAATAATTCTATATTTGTTTTAATAGTTCCCTTAATTAAATATTCTATATCAAACTCTTTTTCAAATATTTTACCAATTTGTTCTAAAAAAGGTTTAGAAGTTGCATAAAATGCGAAAGTAAATTGATTAGTGTCAGTATATGATATATGACCATCTCCATCAAAAAATCCTCTTATAAAAGAAAAATAATATTCTTCATCTATTAATTCAAAATTAAAAGTAAAGTTAAAATCCTTTGTTTTATTAGGATTAATATTATATTTTACTTTAAACATTTCAAACATATAACCAGAAGTCCATCTTAAACATGATACTGGTTTTCTATTTATAGCTCCTTTTTTATAATGTGAAGTAACAATTTTATTATTTGTCATTAATTCACTTTTATAAATTTCTAAAATTTCTCTATCTATATCAGAAATATTAATTGAAAAACGATAACTATTAGTACATCTACTATTTTTGCTAATACAACCATCTGCAATAAAAAAGCCTAATAAATAAGCTTTAATATCAGAATCAATTTTATCAAAATAATTGTCAATCATAAATTATATTTTATATATACAAATATATGAAAAATTTATGACATTTCCTAATAATTATGAATTTTTATTCACCGTTTTTGTCCAATTACAGATATATATTTCTATATATCTAGGCAGATATTCTACCAACACATCTTAAATTTGTATTTGCATTTGGTGACTCGTTAACTGATCTTGTGTAAGGATTAAGTGAGGGTTCACAACCAAAAATACGAGCTTGATCATCTTGTAAATAAACAGAATCAACTTCTTCAGATGCTTTAGTAGATAATTTATAACCATTAGCAACAGCAATAACTTCTAAATAATCTTTAACAAACTGTATATGATGTACAAAATCATCTTCATTATCACATGGTGGAATATTATATTCTAATGCAATATTATCAGTTTGTATAAAATGACCTTTATCGTCTATTGGATGTGGTTCATGTTTAGTACCTGGAACTAATCCTATTGCCGATACTACTTGACCTTGTTCATTTTCTATAAATACTTCTGGATCAGAACCTATTGTTATTTTATATTTATTCATTTATTTGATTATTTTTTATTTTTTGATAAATCATTTAATACATTTTCCAAATTTTCTATATTAAAAGCATTATAAGTGGGAAGAGAATTTTCTTTTGATTCAATGATTTGTTTTTCTAATTCTTGTTTATAGAAGTTATTAAATTGATTTACATCAAATCCAACTTCTTCTTTCATTTGAATATTGGGTTGTTTGCCAGATAAGGCTTCTATACTACCTTTAGTTGAATAGAAATCTTGTCCGTATGTTGGAGTATCAATAAAACGTAAACCACTGTCTTTAATCTGAACACCCATATTATCATACCAACCTAAAGATTTTGGTGCTTGGATTGATCTAGTAGTATACTTACTTGAAAGAGACTTTTCACCATATTCTCCAATTAACTTTTGAATAAGTTGTAAAGCGTATTTCTTAAACTGTGGTGAAGCTGAACTATATTCTGGATGTCCTTGAATACCTAATGCATCATTACCCCATTTAATAATTTCAACTTCTAAGAAATCTCGATGTAAATCAATTTCTTCATTATTTCCATTAAGATATGTACCACTTCTAAAGTTTTTAGACCAACCAATTAATTCGTATCTATCTTGAGGTAAATCAAAAGGATAAACCATCTGATGATGTGTAGAAGTTACTTCGATGTTCATACCACTATTAGTAGTAATATAATGTGATTGACCATGACCACTAACATGTTGTATTAATTTACCACCTTTCATTACTGCTAAGAATTGATTTCCACGACATATTCCAAGCTTAGGTGTATATCGATACATACTATAAACGTTTTGTTCTAACTTATCTCTACGTTCATTATATGAAGTAAATTTACCAGTATTTTCAGCATAATATTTAGGATATACATCTTCTCCACCAGTAAATAATACTAAATCTGCTTCATCACCATGTTTAACCACAGTTACATCGTATATTTCAGATAAAAAGTTTACATATTCTTTAGAACTACTATTATCTGCAATAACAAGTCTTAATTTTTGTTTTTCAACAACTTTAGATTCTTCTACAGGCCATTGCATTTCACTATCTCTAAAATAACTTAATAAATAATCTGCTTTTTCATCTATACTTTCATTAGGAATAGTTTCATATATTTCTTCAGGTGTTTTATCTGGATCTTCTATATAATGAACTATTTCATCTATTGTTGTAAATCCTTGTACTGCTAATTTATCTAACCAATCTTCGTAATACATATTAATTATTTGCTTTTTTAATTATTAATTTTGTTAATTCTTGAATATATTTTTCTCCAGTAATCTTACCGAAACTAGGAGCTGAACATGACTCGAATATGTTCCATTCTGGATTTTCACGTTCAACACCATTTTTACTACCTTGTATTGCCACATCAAATGCACATATATCTAATCCTAAAGCATTTTTAGCTTTAATACAATCAGCTACTATATCATTCCAATTATTAGGTTTTTTAAACGAAGGATTATCTTCTAATATCCAATTACATACATCATCATGTTTTTGCCAAGTATCTTCTGGTGCGTCATTTTTAACTAACTTTCTACAAGTATAGAAACAACCATCGTCAGTTACATGAAGTCTATATTCACGAGTCATTTTTACAAACTCTTCAAATATATAGTTATTCAAGTTTTTACCAATTAACCACTTCTCTAACTCACCTTGATTATTAAATTTAGTATTTCCAATTCCTCTTGATCCATAGAGAGATTTAGCTACTAATGGATATGGTAAATGATTAATTAAAGTCATATCTATATTATCATCACCATTTAATGAAAATATATTACCTTCTCCCCAAGTCCACCATTTTGCAGTTTTAACTCCAGCATTAGTAAAACATTGTTTCATCAATAATTTGGATGCTGAATTTTTAACTGATTGGGGTGTATTAATTTGAACTCTTTCATTATCATCTGCTAATACTGTGGTTGAACCTAATCTAACTACAGATTTAAATGGTAATAATGGTAAAGTCTTATTAACAGCTCTTAATATTGAATGGCTTGGATGTCTACTAAGGATAAATGGTCTAAATAAATTATATTTCTTTTTCATCTGATAATGATAATAAATGTGAAATTAATGTGTATGAGAAAGGATCGTAAATCTCTTCACAATGATATTGTTGTGTATGTATAGGATAATGAGGCCAATATGTGATAGCTTCAACTTCATTATCTTTACTATGTCTAGCTAATACTGTAGCTTCTAAAGGTAAAGTTTCTTCTAATACAGTTTGATGATGTAAACTATTAACTTTATAATCTTTATTATCAGGATGATTAATCATTTCTTCTAATCCTGGCACAACTTCTACATTGTCAAATGTAATGCCATGTACTAAAGCATGTCTATTATCACCATTGGTTTCATGATGCATATGTTGCTTAAGTCTAGCACCTAGTGTAACTGCAATAGTTTGCAAACCTCTACAAGTACCAAATATAGGAGTACCTTTAGCAATATATTTAGGTAACAACATTTTATCAAATCGTTCACGTTGATAACATGGTGCACCAGTATTTAAATCAATATCATCTTCTTCACGTAAATATCTAAATACATCAACATCAGGACCACCTGGAATTACTAATAAATCTAAATCTCTAACATGTTTTTCCATTGGAGATATAATAGATACTTCACCAAAATGACTCCAAAAGAACATATAGGGTTTAGTTATACCAAAACTATTTGCTCCTGTCCAATTACCTACAATTCCAATTTTCTTGACTTTATTCATTTTTTTATATTCTTTATAATTTTCGTTAATTCTTTTATCTTCTTTTACTACTTTATTTACATGATTAATTGTAAACTTCTGATGTTTCCTTTTTCGACTTCTTGACATAATCTATCCAGTCTCCTGATTTTATTTTGTTATGATATTGAACTCCATTTATGTAAATATAAACAGAACTTTCACCATAAGGAGTTTCTAATTTAATTTTATCATAAAAATATGGTTCAACTCCTTCTTTATAACCTTCTAATTGATCTACTCTTTTAGCAGTTTGTTCATCTACTTCATATACTTCCATAGTAACTGAAGTATCTCCATTTAATTTAAGTCCAGGAAATCCTCCTAAACTATATAAATCAAATATAGGTTCTGTTTTAAATTCTCCTATAAACTTACTATCTTTAAGTAAATAGTTATTGCTACCACCTAAACGGAGTGTTCCGTATACTGAAATTAATCTTTTATGCATTTATTATTTATTTTTAAAAATTTAATAACAAAAAATCCTGTTAATATTTCAAGATATTTAGTTAAATCATAATAATTATTACTTAACAAATCTCTTTTATCTAAAGGAATTTTAACTTTAATTTCTAATAATTTATGTTCATTTCTTTTATTAAGACATCCTGCTAAACTTTCATGACAAGTTGTTAAAAACGTGATATTTTTTATAATCATTTATTTTATTTATTAAAATGGTAATAACACATTACTATTTAATATATATTTAGCTTTGTCTTTACCATATTGTTTTACTAAATCACTAAAATCTTTACATTTATATTTATCTGGAATATAACTTTCTATTAATCCAAATTCTCTAGCTATTTTATCTCCAAATATCTTTCCCCAGTTTTCATCTTTATCAAAATCATTATCATATAATGAATAGATAGTTTGAAATCGTTCATCTAATTGACTAAATACATGATGTTTAGGTAATATACCTTCTGACTGTAAAGATACAGCAGAATAGCCTGTAACTTCATATAAAGCCATAACATCCTTTAATGACTTGGTAATAATTAAATCATCACCTTTATTAGGTAATTGTTCCCAACCTTGCCATACAGAATCATTATGACTGTTTAACCATTTGTATTTAATATTAAAAGGTTGATAAATCTTATAAGTTTCTTTGTTATCTTTATATTCAGTAAAACAATAACAATGTTTATCAGCTTTAATTATTTTATCATTGATAAATATATAATCTAATGGTTCTACATTGTAAAACTTCAATGTTTCAATAGATATTCCATAATCTGACCAATAAACTATATCATGTATTTGCCAATCTCTTTTCTTTTTATTAAGATATAATGAACCTACTTTAGATAATATTTCTTCTCTTGATAAATAATTATTAGTATTAGATTTAATATCAGATTTAGTAATATTTTTACAAATATAATCTTTATCTAAATTAAAATCTACAGCTATTTTACTTAATGCGTCAAAATAAGATATACCTTCTAATAATTGAACAAAACGAATTGCATCTCCTTTACCAATTCTAAAGTCATTAAAACATATTTCATTATTTTCACCAATAAAGAAACCTAATGATGGTTTATTATCTTTCATTAATGGAGATAACATTGGTTGTTTAAGATTAATTTCTTGATTTAAATACTTTCTATATATATCAATATCTTGAATATGTTGTAAAATAGCTTGTTTAGTAATAAGTTGTTTATTCTTATTTAAGTCTATTATCATTATTTAACTTTAATCATAAAATCATTTGGATGTATAATCTCACCTAAATATTCCCTTGTTTTTGGATCATATAATAACATTCCGTCATATCTAACAGTTTTTTGTCCGTAAATTATTTCATCTTCTATAATTAAAAGATTTTTATCGACAGTACTAAAATTTTTTATAGCTTTAAATTTTTCCATAATTTTGTTATTAGTTAAATAAAAAGGGGTAGTATTAATTTACTACCCCTTAAATCAATTAAACTCCTATTCCGCCATAGAGAATAAGATCTTTCCAGATAATATCTGTTTTCATATAATAAAATTTAATTGTTAATTACCAAGCTGGACCTGATGTAGTAGTTGTAGTAGATTGTTCCTCTCGTGGACTATCTTCAACAACTCGTTGCATTAAATCGTCACCTTTCTCTTTTAATGGAGAATAACCTGTTTTACCAGCCTTTTCAACATAATTAAAATACCTTAAAGATAAATACTTAGATGGTTTTTGTTTAGTACCATATGTAACAAATACATTTACTTTAGTATCATCTGAATTATCTTTAATTACTTTAAATAGTGTATCTAATGCAACATTAGTATCTTTTACATTATCTCCAGTTTCAGGTATTTCAGGATAAACAAATCCTTCAGGTATTACTGCATTTGCAGTTTCAAGTACTCTATCAATTAGATAACCTGATAATTTGTCATTTTGTTCATCTGAATAACCTTGTTTAGGAGTAAAGTAATAAAATCCTTGATTTACTGAATTACCAGTATTATCAGTAAATGTTAATTTATATGCAGGATAACTATCTGGTTCATCTGCTCTACGTTTATTCACTTCAACTTTCACTTCTTCCACTTTTCCAGCTACACCTGCATTAAATACTGGTGATACTGAATTACTCATCATACTTCTTTCGTTGAAATTAAATTTGCTCATATATATTTATTTTGGCTTATATTAAAATTAAAAATGAGGTTTTATAACTAAGACCTCTTACTTAGCCAACTTACGATTTGGATAACTGTCTTATTACTTTCCGAAGATTTATTGTAATATATTATGTTATAGTTACGATCTGTACGTCTACAGCTATTATCTTAAATAAAAATTTGATCCCAATGATCTGTTATTACTCCTTCATCATTTGACTCAAGTAATGTAATTATCTTATTCTTAAGATGTTCACTACGACTACCTGATGCTAATGATTCTGAAGGTTTGAAATTAACCATAGTTTTATTCTCTTTACCTTCTTCTCGATACATATAACCTACAGCATCAACTTGACCACATAGAATAGTTGCAGATAGCCCCATCAACGAAAGGCCCCTCTCATTCATTTCTTTACCATTCTTTTCAATAATACGATCACGAGTGTGTCCAAGTATTATTAATGTATTAAAACATTCTTCTAATTCTTCAAGTACGATCCATAAAGCTTCTCTAGTATATTGATAACCTGCTCCATTGGGAAGTTTCCTCACATCATCTCCTTGAAAGTTACGCCCCATACTAGTTTGTTTATACAAATTTAATGCAATTGGCATCACCATCTCTTCTAATGAAGATACTGTATCTATAGCACCATATTTATAAACAAAATCTCCTTTAGCTTTATTAGCTTCTTTAATTTGTTCTATAACTTGTTTTAAAGCATTTATAGGAGTTACATCTTGTTCACGAGCAATATCCATTACACTAATTTTTACAGCATCAACAAAGTTTGAACCATCTTCTAAGTCAATTAATAAACAATTAGGTAACATACTTATTGCAGTACTTTTACCAATTTTAGGTTTTGAAAATATAACAATCTTTTTAGGATTAATTCTTGTAGCTTTAACTTTTTTTGTTGGTAATTCTATCATTCATTCAATCCGACCACCATATACCACTATTTAAGTTGTTAAAAACTCTATTGTACTTGTACCTTTGTAATTTAATAAATCTTGTCTAGTTTTAAGTAATATACCTTTTCTTATTATAGAATGATCTCCATATGATTCATAACCAGTTAATTTATTTTTAGTATCACTAACATTATCTTTAATACATTTTAATATAAAACTTAGAGAATCCTCATTTTTAGTTCTACGTTTATGTATATCTTTATAATATTGAGTAATATTAAAATAACCTGGATGATACCAAAACATTCTAATTATATTAAGTATTATTAGATTTGAGTCATAATTATCTAATAATTTAACTTTAATATATTTAACATTATCTATAACAATATAACTACATTCTACAATTTTATTAATCAAATATATAACTCTATTTCTATCTATTTCTGAAATTTCTGGTTGTATATAATCTTTGATATAAATGTAATTAATATCATATAAATCTTTAGAAAGTGTCTCTTTATAATAATCATACTTATCAGCATTTGGTTCATAAATAGTTCTGTCACGAATTCCTGCCCAACAAGCTTCATTACTACTAGGATACAATATTAAATTATCTTTACTTCTGTAATAGAAGTAACATCTATAATTTCTCATTTTGTTATTTTCTTATTTTGTCTATATAATTATATACTTTAAGTATACCTTCTTTATCTTTAGGGAGTGGTAATTCACTAAAATAATTTACAGCTCCATCAAAATATAAAGGAAATACACTATTTGCACCACCATCTCTAGATGCCATTATCTCAATAAATCTAGAATTATCCTGTAATTTAGTAATATCATATCCATAATAATCAGGAATTTCATGTTTAAATGGACTAAATATAGATATTGCCATATTACAATCTCTAATTGTAGTTTTATTTTCTGATAAGTTAGCAGCAGATGGTTTAAGACTACCTAATTTCTTATGTTCAAGATTTTCTCCAGCTAAAGCTTGTTGTTGAATTACTACTGGAATATATTTAAATCTATTTCTAAGTTTAATTAAATAATCTGATGATAATACAGATATACTTTCATGTAATGATAATATTTGACCATTTCTACGTTCTGTTGAAATAAGACTAATATGATCAATTATAATCATTACATATTCGTCTGGATCATTAGGTTCATAGTAATCTTCAACTTTAGTAATTTCATCTTTTATCACTATATTTCTATAATGTAAAGTACCATTTGCTAAAGCATATTTCCTTACTATGTCATAAATACCAGTTGGATTCCGTGTATCATCAATAAATTCAACTATTTCTTCAATCTTATCAAAATAAGGTTTATACTTATCTAATATTTTTAATACATCTTCTGATAAAGGATTTTCAGAACTAGTTGATTTTAAATCTTTTGGTGCAATTCTAATATTTTCTTTGACATAAAGTATATTTGAAAAACATGCTAACATCTTCTCTTCCTTAGACATCTCAAGACTAAAATAAAAAATCTTAATTCTAATATTTAAATTATTATCTAATACTTGTTGAACTACATTATAAAGAAATAACCAGTCTGTAAGCTGTGTTTTAGCTGATTTTGAAGAGGCAGTTATGAGATAATATTTACCTTGTTCAATTCCAGGAGATTCTTTTTCAAATCTAGGAAATCCCCAAGGAATACAGTTTATTTTACCAGATAATATTCTATCACGTCTTTCTTTTACAAAATTTAATGTTCTTTCAAATAAACTCATTTAAATTATTTAATTAGTATAAAATACCCACATCCTAATAACATTATGACTATTAGGATTAACTTTATCTTGACTAACTGTACCTGCTAATTCATCAAAAGTAGCTAAATCTTCTTCAGTATGTTTTTCAATCGCAGTACTCATTAACCACATTGTTTTATGTTTATCATCAATAGCAAAACCTTTAATTACAGCAGTTATTAATGCTTTACGAAGATTAAGATAATCATCATCTTCAGGTAAATTATCAGTTATTTCTTCAATTTGATTATCGATATTATATATTTGACTAATACCACATGATATTTCCGTATCACTATTACTCATTACGTTATCAATAACTACTTCATTATCATTAAGATCTCTGTATGTAATATTATCGCCAATATAAACAATACTATCAATCATATCTTGTTCAGTACGTTTAATTGGTTCAGCAACTACCAATACTTCATCTTCAACTTCTTCAAATAACGATTTACCATATCTAACAGTTTTACCATTATCATTTATTAAGAAGTAATAATCATCTTCAGATTTAATAACTTCATATACATTATCAACAGTTAATTTATAACCATTAGTTTTAACACATTTAATTTCTTTCATTTGTTTATTTATTTTATATTTAATAATCCGTTAAACCTGTTTCTACCTATAGTAGGACATACACTAAAATGTGCATAATTACTTAATTGAACTAAATCTCTAAGTTCATGATACATTTCATAATAACTTACATTAGGTAAATAATATTTACATAATAACCAACAGTCTATATAACTTCTACCTCTATTAATTCCACAATGGTGAAATCCATTATCTACATATATTGTAGCATTAGAAGTACTGTTATTAAATAGTTTACGAAATAAATCATTTAAGTTTTTTACTTCATACTTATCATCTTTAAACTTAATTAATCTATGATTTTTATAATAAATTTCTTTATTATCTAAAGCTTTTTTACTATAGTTTAACATTATATTTTATTAATTAATTGTTCATAATCACATAACGAATATCCATCAGTTCCTTTAACAATATAATAATTATTACGACTATAATCAGATATATAACTAGAAGTAGCCTTACCTAAATACTTTAATACTACTTTCTCAACTATAGTGCAATATACCATTGTAAAAGGATTTTCTTCATTAATCAAGTCTCTAACTATTCTAATAATAGCTTCAAACGATGTTTTAGGAAATCTACTTAATACTATTTGATGTAGTTCAGTAATACTTCTAAATCTACCGCTATCACATTGTAATTTAGTACAATCTTCATTACTATAAGAAGCAAACTTACCTCTTATAAACTTTCTAATAAAATCCTTACGTGTATCTGTTTTAGGTACATCAGTTAATTTTACATATAAAACTTCTGTCATTTCATTATTTATTTTGTTATTTTCTTCAACTTTTCCAAATAGTAATTGATTATTATAATAGTGATTAAGAGTACTTTCAAATAATAATTTAGTTTCTAAACTACCATAAAAAATATAATTATTTCTACGTCCTTTACCTATTATTAAATCACTCATTAACTTTATATCTATCTTTAAATCCTGCTAAATCTAATATATCTTTCAATGAATATTCTGATTTACCTTTCTCACTTATATCTTCATTTGGTGGTAGTAATGTATTATAAATCATTTTGTATTTATTAGGTTCATATTTACAATTAAAAAATACTAATTTACTTGCATCAGGACAATATAAACTACACATTTTACCATCTAAATATAGTTGATATAAAGTTTTAGCAATAGTTTTATCACTAATATTTTTTCTAAAATTAGTTTTAATTATATCTCTAATATCTTCAAAACTTCTTCTACCAGATTTAAATTCTTTATTAATCAGATTTATATCTTTATAAGTTTGTTTAAAATATTTTACACCATAAACATTATTAGTATTAAAACATTCTTCAATAAAATCTATTAATTTCTTTTTACCTTTTACATCGATATAAATCTTCTTCATTGAAATTTACTTATATTTTCTTCATATAATTCCATCATTTTACTTTTAATTTTATCATGGTTTAATTTACCATATTTCATATAATCTTTATTCTCTAACATCATATTTAATAATGGTACTTTAATATAATCTTTTACATAATAGATAGTCTTATAAAATGTGTTAAAATCTGTCATATCAGCGAAGTGTTGATGTCCAGCCATTTTCAGGTTGTTCTTGTTCATCAATAAAATCACTTAATCTAGATCGTATTCCGTTAGCATCTTTCTTATAAATAAAATAATCAGCTTGTTGTAAATACTTTAAATTATCTACAGAATGAATATACAATTTAGTAGCTCTAATTATGTCTTCCTTAGTCTTATCAGGATTACTTTTAAGCCATTTAGTCAACTTTTCTTTAATAGATTGAAGATTACCTTGACTACCAGGTTTTAATCCCTTAAATAAACCTCTATATTCGTTTACAAAGTCATCAAATGATTGATAAGTATTATATAATATATTAGGTACAGATTTTAAATATTTATCATTAAATTCAATTAACTTTTTATCAATATAAGTTTGTTCGACTATAAATTTCTCAATAAATAATTTACCTTTCTCTCTAAGAATATATAACTGTTTAAGTTTATCATCTTTAACTATCTTAATAAATGATCTATCTTGGAGTGGTAACAAAACCAAGTTATAATCAATACCTCCAAAATCTGTTTCATTATTATAAATATTAATTAAAGTTACAAATTGAACTAAACTTACATTATTAGATTTAAGTAATTCTAAATCAATTTCAAATTTGTTCATCTTCTATAAAGTTATCTTCATCTAACGAAAGTATATAATCATCATTGATAATAGAATCTACTGTACCAATTCCATGACATAGTTTACAAGTAATGTACTCAAATCCTCTACCTGTAGATTTACCTTCCATAATAGTACCGACAGCCAAGCAATGTGGACATTCTATCTTATTATTAATAATATTCATAATATTGTTGTTTAATCATTTCTTCTTTTATTAGTTTATAATTATTTTGATGTAATTCCATGTAATCTATAACTTGATCTATAGTTAAATGTATGTCAAATTCTTCTTCTAACTTTTCACTAATTATAATAGGATTATATGTTTTATAACAGTCAATTATCAAATCTAAACAAACAGGTAATTCTGAAGTTACATTAATATTCATAATAGTTTATTTAATTATTTCCACCAAATTATCTTAAGCCACCAAGGTTTATCGTATTCCTCTTTAAAAGTCTTATTTAAAGCATCTAAATCATCTTTAAGTTTGTCTTTTTGTTTAATAATAGATATAAACATTTCAGAATCTCTTAATACAAGTTGAGCAATATTATCTAATACATATTTAGATACACTAGTCACATCATATCTATGAAATTTGTAAGTGTCATAATCTTTAAATAAATAATCAGATAATATTACTTTAAAATTATTTAATTTTCTTTCAAGAATTTCAATTCTATACTTCAAATCAGCTTTTTCACAATCTACTTTCTTTTCATAGAATTCACCATCTAATCCTTTATATCCACATATTTCTTTCATTATTTTATATTATCTAATGAATATACTGACATTATTATTTCATTACCCCAACCTTCTCTACCACCAATTTGATCTGCAAACTTTTTACACATTTCTTTTTTACAAGCTTCTATGTGGAGTTTAGCAAATTTAATCAAGAGTTCTTCATACTCGAAGAAACTTTCTGTATTTATAAATTCTTCTGCAGTTAATATTTTACTCATAATTTATGTATTTATCCAAATAATAATCCATAAGAATTAGTATTTTCTTTATTTCTACAATTAGGACATTTTCTACCGTATTTTCCAATATCATTTAAACTAATAAATGTTACTTTACCACAAATAACACAGTTAGTTGGTTTTAATGTATCTCTATCTTCCATTTAAAATAATTTTAATTGATTTAAATTCTTCATTTTATCTATAATTTCTTGTGTTTTACTTATATAATAATTATAATTAATTTTATAATCTTTCCAAGGCTTTTCTTCATAATTATTAAATAATATAACACCTTCTCCAACATTCATCGAATCTAATGTTTGTTTAGTATTCTTTTTCTTATAAAGATATGGTGCTTGTTTACTAAAGTAATATCTATTTAAGTTTTGTTGGATTTGATTGTTCCAATAAACTGTATATTGTTTAGATACCTTATTAGATTTACAATAATCATATATATGTAAATTATATTTATCAGGATTAGTTATAAAATCTTTTGGTTCAACTTTATTAATAAAATAAGCTTCTAATGCTTTAGCAATTACTAATTCATCAGTAGAATCACCTAATGGTATATCATTACCATATCTAAAAGATTTACCTTTACGTTTAATTTTACCAGAAGTTTTAACATTAATCTTATCTAAATTATCATTTAACATGTATTCTTCAATAATATTAGATAAATAAAAATTAGTATTTTGAAAATATATACCTTTTATAATGGCAAATTCCCATTCAATTTTAAATTCTTCAGAAATTTGTTTAGCTACTTGATGATATTCATTTAACTTATTTTTAGGTACTTTACATAAAGTTCCATCCGTATTCGTAAAAAGAATATAAATTCCATGGAAATTTAATTCTTCCATAAAACGTAATTGAATTAATTGACCAAAAACTCTTAAAGCTAATATATGTTCAGGACTATATAACCATGTTACATCAGAATCAACTAATCCTGAAAATGCATTATTGCATAATTTTAGAAAAGTATCTTTCTTTTTATCACCTTTACGTTTAGCATCAGTTCTATCATCAATCATTTGTATATATTTATTCAATATAATATGTAAATCTTTTCTAAGAAATTTATATTGTCTAAATAACGTTGGATAAAGTCCCGCTACATCTGCGTCAATTATGTAATAATCCTTATCTTCTTCATAAATTTGGTTATTATTAACAGAATGAATCCCTCCTTGACTAATAGATAACATTACTGCATGGTCACCTTGATAAAATGGTATTTTTTCTAAAAAGTTATCATTACTATTAGCATTAGATATTTTATTATAAATATCATTAAAGAATTTAGTTTTAAATTTAACTTCAGGTAAATAATTACCTATTCTCCATACTTCAGGAACATATCTATTTTTACGAGTATTACTTTTATATTCCCAATATGGTAAATTACCATCATAGGTATTACTACAATAATATTCTAATAAATATTCAGAAGCAATTTTAGGTGCATCTAAACTCCATGAATCTAAACCATATTCAGATTTAATATAAGCTCTTAATCTTATATCTTCATCCATTTTATTAATTAATAATTCTAAAATTCCTAAATCATGAACCTGATTATAATGTCTAAGTTTAGGTAAATCATCAATAGTTAAAATAGTATCTGGTTTATATGGTAATTCTTGAATAGTATGATAACCTAATTGTATCCCCAAAGCTTTTAAAGACAACTGTTTAGATATTCTTAAACCTTTACTCCAATATAAATAAATATCTAAATCTGTCCAACCTATTTTAAAATATTTAATTCTTTTAATTTCATCATCAAAATCTCCATTAATAAGTTTATCTGAAAATTGTTTTAACTGTTTATTAATTTCTAAATAATTTAAATATCTTAATTTATTATAATTAATTATTAAATATTTAGTAACCATATTATCATAAGCAATTCCATTAAAACTAATAAGAAAACCTTTAAAATTAATAAAGTAATTATATACTAAATCAATATCATTACGTTCTTCTGATATTTCAAAGAATAATCTATTATCAACATTTAATTCTTTTAATCCCCAACATGAATAGTTCCAAAATACTTCAATATCATACAATTGTTTATCCATTCAAATACCATTTAAAATCATCACATAATTCTACATTATCAGGAATATTATTAAACATTGGTGCAATTTCAGATACCCTATAACCTGCTAAACCACATGCTATTGCTGATACAAAGAATTTCTTATTTGAATTGTTAGCAAATTCTATAAATTCATCAACTTGTTCTTTAATATAATCTAAATCAATCGATCTAAGACCTTTACTTAAATCCTTAGTTATAATAGCATAACTATTACCTTGTAATCCCTTAGATTGACCATAAATAGCTCCATAATGTTGTTTAGCATATAATGCGGCACCTTTACCATGTTTACCTTGAGTATTACTACCAAATACAAATATTTTTTTAAACATCTTTTTCTATACATTCTAAACAAAATCCATATCCTATTGAATATTGAATTCTATCTATTTCTTTACTACATTCAAGACAATTGTAATTCATCTAATTTTATTAAAATTAATAGTACATCTAAAGGACTTGGACCTTTCTTAATACTCTCGTAAAGATATACTATTAATTATTATTATTCCCAACTTACAGTAACATTTTTAGCTTTACTACCTGTATGAAATCTTGGAGATACATTATAATCTCTATTTATTAGCTGTAATAAAATATCATCAGTCATTTCATCTTTATCAAAAGATAAAAATAATTTACCTAAACTAGCTGCTTCTTTAATTTTAATAAATATAGGTTTTAAAATATCATCACCATTTTGTATCGCTAGATTCCTTGCTTCAACTGCTTTCAATTATTCAGGTTGTTTAATAGTTGTTCTATAAGTTTCCCAGATCTCTTTACGATCTTTCTTAGATACAATCTCTTGATCAGCAGCTTGATTCATAGCTCTTCTGAATGATGTATCTCTACCTAAAATCTTATTAGGTTTATCTTTAGCATATTTAGTTGTTACACCAGTTGCTAAATCATTACCTTTATTATCCTGTATTACACAATGTGTTTCATCATTATTATAAAACCATTTAACGTTGTTACTACTTGTTCTCATAATTTATTATTGTTTAATTATTAATTTATAAAATTTTCTATAATCTTCTTCTGTAACTAAATTACTACTTATGTTAAAATCTAATTTATTTCCCTTACAATATTCATTAATACTTTGTTGTTTTAAACTATTTACATCTAAATCTAATTTACACATATAAGAACTATAAGTCAAAAAATGATTTGAATTAAACTTAGGTTTAGTTAATAAATACCAATTACATGATATTAACAATAGTTTAAATCTATTAGTCTTAGGATAATATTTCTTAAAGTTAAAATATATTGGTAATATTTTATAATAATTATCATAATCTGGACCTTCATATTTATCAGGATTTACATTATAATTACCTTCCCATATAAATCTTACAAACATTGATAACAATATTCTCTGTTGAAAATAACTATATGGAATATTAGATAAATCTAATTCAAATCGTTCTTTAAGTTCATCAAATATAAATGTAAAATTAAATATTTTACTTAAATCTTTAAGATATTCATTAACTAAATCTTTATCTACAGAAAATTTAGATTTCTCTATAATAATCTTCATTTCATTATGATTCTGTCTAAACGTAGCAAAACATATTGTATCAATAGTTTCTTTACCGTTTATTATATATGAACAACTATTTGCCATATTAAAATATCATTGTGTTATTTTTATTTCTGTATTTTTTATCCTCTTTGTCTAACTTACTGTGTGTTTTAAATATAGCAATTATTATTACTATAAATATAAAACCTATTGAATATAATATCATAATTTAGATTTTACAAGTTTCTTTAAACGATTAACATAAAAATCATTAACAAAAGTATTATATAATTCCGTTATGTCATTAACACTTAAACAAGGTTTATTCATAATTACATAATCTTCAGCAGCTTCTTTAGTTGAAAATCTTTTTACATTAGGATTTAATGCTGAAATTTCTGATGATTTACATATAAAAGAAAACATATTATAAAAACCATTAACTGTATAATATTTATCATTTTCAAATATATTAACACTATCTTCAGTAGTAAATAACTTTTTAGGAATTGGTCTTAATAATTCTAATTCAAAAGGACCCCATTCATTTTTATTATCATAACCTGTACCTAAAGTAAATTTTAAAGTTTCTCTATTACGATATTTTTCTGTATGACCTCTACTTTCATTATATGATAATTCAAATTTTAATATAGGACATTTATAACCATTACCGTTAGTAAGTCCTGTTTTATCACCAATAGAAAATATTTCACCGTCACTTAGGCGTTTAACAGAATGTATTTTATCGAATTTACTATCATACCAATTTTGACCAAATCCTGTAACATTTCTTAATATTCCTTTACTATCAATAAATAATAATATTTCATAATTTTTAGAAATTATTTCTTCCCAAAATTCAGGATAGTCTTCAACCCATCTCCAACCATAAGAATCTGAAAATATTTCACCATTAGGTTTATATATAATACAATTATTCTTATTTGTATTAATATTAGTATAAGCATTTAATGGTGGACTATCTTTAAAAGTTCTAATTAATTTATACTGTTTCATATCAACTACAAATTACATCATTAGACATCCAACCGTCATTATCCATTACATCAAGGTAATGCACTTCTTCATTCTTTTTCATAATTTAATCTTTAGATAGTTTAACTTTCATTTCTTCTAACTGTTCTATGGATAATAATTTAGAATATAAATCAGTTTCTTTAGTTCTGAATTTAGAAGCTAATTTATAATTTTGTTCTCTAACAGCATTAACTTTTTGTTCTTGAACTAACATTATTTTTTTAACATAAATACAATCATCTATCAACTCAATCAATATTTCTTTCATAATTTATTTCTTTAGTTAATTCATATTCTACTGCCTGAAAAGCATTCACTTCATATCTATTACTTACTGTATCAATTACTCTAACCCAGTAATAATATCTATTTGCTTTATATTCCTTAAAATCATCCATTTTAGCAACTACTACTTTAGTTGTATCTATATATAAGGTATCTCCAGGTTTATAAATATTATCCGTCTTTTTATCTCTATTAGATGGTAAATAATCACAACTAATAAGACTTATTATAAATATTATTATTAAACTATATTTAATCATCTCCTAATCCCATTAAGAGTAATACCAAAAGTGCTATAAATAAGTATGTCATTTTATTTTTTTTATTTTAAATTATTTCTAAATTGTAAAACTCCATCATAATTAAAATTAGTAGGAATTAAAGGGTTTAATGTATTATTTGTATCTTGTATTTCAATTGGAGTAAAAGATATTCTTACAAAAGTTCTATTTAAATTATTATCTTTAATAACAGGTCTTCTATGTATTACATAAGGATCTAAACAATATAATTTATTAATTACTAATTTATTAATTTTAGAATTATTATTTATATTTTTCTGTATAATCTTATGTATATTTTCTTCAAAAGGATTAAAGTTATTTAAATTTAATTTTTTAACTAAGTATTCTGTTGGTAAAATATTAGAGTATATGTAATTTTGTTCAGGTATATGATTAATTCTCATACTAAATCCATCTACATGCCATTCATCATCAGTTGTAGATTCTATTAAACCATGCCTTACTGTAACATAACAAAAAGAATGTTCAATTTTTATTATATTTTTTTGATAATTATATGATTTTTCAATAATATTTTTCAACCATAATAATTCATCAGGTATTTTAAAATCATCAAATCCTTTTTTAATTAAACATCTTAAAATATATTGTTTATTATATGGACAGATATCGTTAATATCTGATACAAATTCGGGATAATTATTTTTATTATATTGTTTTAAATTTAATATTTTTTTAGATCTTTTTTTTATATTATTCATAACGTATATTTTAAATTTTAATAAAAAAACTGTCAGCTACTTTATTCACTGACAGTTCAACTAATAACTAACTAATAAAACAAAAATTATGAACTTTGTTTAGCTATTGAAGTGAGAATCGAACTCACAATCTTGAGGTTATTAATCCCTTTTCTTCCCATTTTTCCATCTCAATAGTCACTATTAATTATTTAATAATATCACAAGCATCTAACTCTCGTTGTATTTGCTTGTAATTATAGTTCTTTAAATTAGACAACCATTGTTGAAAATGATTTCTACGTTCCTGTATAGACTCTGGTCTATTTATTGGTTGTGTTAATATTGCATTAATCGTCATAATCAACCATTATATTAATTGCTTTAAACATAATAACTAAGTTGATAGTTGAGGATATTGCTGCAGCTACAAACCATACAAAATAGTTATATAATACTGTAGCAATTACTCCCATTAACAATATAGCTAATAACACAACTAAAGCTTGTTTAAGATTCATTAGTTATTTTATTTTTAGTTGTAAAATACCAGTTAGTAGTATTTACATTAATTTCCCAATACAATAATGTAAAAAGTCCTCCCATTATAAATACAGGACTTGCTATAAATAATAATTTAAATGTTTTAGCATCATATGACCAATAACTTTCATTAAATCTAATATACCAATCTTTTAAAAATCCATGATATACTCTCCATAATGATACTAAACCTATTAAACACCAGATTAATATAAATATAATCATTAGTTTAAATTACTTAACTTAGTTAAATTAAATCTAACACGTTTAGATAGTTTATCTATTAGTTCAGATCTAAACTTCTGTTGTTCAGTAAAGAAACCTTGAGGATTCATTGCTTTAAATTCAGCATAATCTCTCTTAGCATTCTTGCGTTCTTTAGTAGTAAAATGTTGTTCATTAACTGCTATAACATCTTCTACATCACCATCTAATGTAAATGATGTAGCTTTCTTATCTAAAGCTGTTGTATGAAATACTTGTAATACTTCATTAATAGACTTCTTTCTACCTTTATAATCAACAAATACTTCTCTATTGATTGGTTGTACAACTTTAGTACCATCAGCAAAACTATATGTTACTGATGTAATCTCTTCTAATTCCTTAGTTTTCATAATTATTATTTATTAAGTTATTTTATAACCATTTTGGTGGTTTTCTATTATTATTTATTGGACAATTAAAAATAAAAGCTAATATTATTATAATTATTGGTATTAACAATGAAAAAAATATTATTGCAAATACGTCATCGTAATTCCAACTATTAGTTGATTTTTTCAATAAATATCTTGATGTATAATAAGATATTATTACTGACACTATATATATTATTATAAATATCATATAAGTTCTTTACAAGTTTCTAATAATTCTTCAAAATTACTTAAGAATTGTTGTGCAATTTCTTTAGATTGAAAGCTAAATAATCTACTATAATACACCGTTTGATATAAATTTAAATTATTTTTATTAAACATAATACAATATTTTATATCATCTTTAGTATAATCAGGAATCCAACCATTTCTATAAACTTCTCTAAGTTGTAATAATTGACTTAAAGCCAATGCTGCTTCAGCTAATGATTTAGTTGGAAATATATTACGATTTGCAGAAAGAGTTTTATATACTGTTTTATTATTACAAACATACATGTCAGAATTTATATCAATAGTACATCCTTTAACTTCTTTCAATTCTTCCCAACTTTTAGGTAATTCTTTAGCTTCTAATTCCTCTTTACTATAATTACTTAAAGCGAACTCTCTAACAGATTCATCTTTACTATGAAGATACATCTTTCTTGCGATTTCTATTGGTAATACTACTGTTTTCATATTTTGTTCTTTTGTTTCTATATAATGTTGTATACTATCTTTATAAACCGTACTATTTAACCAATTACCATTATCCTCAAAATCTATCAATATTGTATCATGTCCAATTTTTAAATCTTTAATATAACCAATTTGACAATCTCTTTTATATGTAATAGTATCTTTATGATGACAATTATTACATACAACTATCTTATCTCCTACTTTAAACTTAGTTTCCATATTTTAATTGGTTTATGTGGTGATGATATTAAATATATTAACAATAAAGATAATGGTAGTACCATTACTAATGTAAATATAAACAATTGTATTAATGTAATTAGATTAAGATCTACACCAATAGCAAGTAATACCATAAAGACTAATGATGCTATGAATACAAATACATCTAATAACCATAATACTGCTATTATTTTAAATATTGTTCTCATAATTACCTTTGTTATTTTCATAATCTCCCCAATCATCATTTTGATAAGACATTCTGCATTCAGCCTGTTCAAATGATTCTTCGTCTATTAAATCAGAAATCTGATCATTTAATAAATCATCTATTTCTTTAGATAATATATTATTTAATATTTCTTTATTTTTCATTTATTTTGTTATTTAATTATAAATAGATATAGATTTTAATTATTATTAATCTCAACCTATATCTATTATATGTTATTTAATTAATTCAGAAGATTCTAACCAATTACCCCCTTCATTATTACTCCAAGTTAACCATATTCTATCAATACCGTCTTTAGTATTATAATCAATAGACTTTTGATTAATTTTAATTGACTTTATAATATGATTATTTTTAGAGTCAATAGTTTTAGCTTTATCACCTACTGTAAATATATCACCTGTAGATAATTGTTTAACTGAATGAATTTGAACTTTTTTATCGTATTTATCTTTAGGATAAAAAATAGAACTTAAATCTACATAACCGTTTTTATTATTATAAAACTTATAATAACCATTATTTGTAAGTTTTTCAGTTATATTATAGATTTCTATTGGTTCGTTTTCAAAATAATAACTTAAACTTAATATCTCATATTTAGAATTATCAACTTCAGGTTTACTAATTATTTCAGCCCATTGACCATTTGTGTAAACACAGTGATAATCATTTTTAGTTTTAACTAATATACCATAGTCACTATATTCATTTATTCCACCAGAACCATTATTTTTAAATAAACCAGTAATAATAATACGTTCATTATTAGTATTAGTTGGAATAAACTTAGTACCAATAGGATATAATCGTTTAGCTTTATCTAATAATGATTCTTCAGGTTGTATTACTACAGCATCAATACCTTGATTATGTAATTTTAATTGATCTATATGACTGTTAGTTATAACTAAGTGTTTAACTTTAGGTTCGATATAATGTTCTATTTTATCAATAGATATACCTTTTATAAAGTTACTAGTAATAGCATTTATAGCAGTATTACCTTTTATAAATCTAGTAATTGTACTTGGATATTGACGTTTAAGTGATTTAACTCTATCACCAATCTTAAATACATTACCTTCTTCATTAGCTACTTCAATAATATCTTCATTATGTTTCACTAATATTTCATAAGGTAGTTTAACTTCTTCTATTACAACTTCTTTCAAAACATATTGCTTAAATTGATCAAAAGTTATTTCAGTATAATTATTATGTTTATAAGAACTTGCATACATTTCATATACAACTGGATTAGAATGAAAATACCAAGTTTCATAACTTGGATCTATAACTAAATCATCTAATTTATTATTTTTATATGTTAAAAAATATTTTTGTACAGTTTTACATATAGTACCTTTAATACACCATTTTTCAGGTAATACAAATTCTTTAACAAATGATTTCATAGCATCATCATAAGATATAAATTTATCTTCAATTACACACATATTAAACCAATGTTTTTGTTCTAACGTGGGTTCTACATATTTATATCTTGGATCATAACTAAAATTTCTACATATAACATTTGTTTTACCAATTTTAGAATATGTAAATATATTTTTAATATGTATATGATTAAATATAATTCCATCATCTATATCATCTCTATATGCAATATATATCCCACCTTCTTTTAATTCGTTAATATTCATAATTTTATTATTAGTAGTTATTCAGTTAATTTAAATGATTTATCTGAATAAAACAACATTGCTGCAGCATCATTCAATTCTCTTAACATAGTTATACCAACATGTTCTTTAATAACAATTGGTTTAACAATAGGTTTATTTGATTTATCATCAAATTCAAATTTATTTAAAACAAAGTTTTGATACAATGTTTTAATATAATTACGTTCAGTTTCATTAAGTTTCTTAGTAGATGATTCTAATATTTTCAGTTCATCTACTTGTACTAATCTTAATTTAGATCTTTGTGGTTCTTTAAGTAAAGCTTTAAGCATATCTGCAATAGTTTCTTTACTATAACCTTGTTGTAAGTTTTGTAATTGATTCATAGTTATTATTAGTTTATATTGTTATTTGTACAGCTAAAGGGAGTCGAACCCTTACGAACATTACTGTTCACAAAATTTTAAGTCTTGCGTGGCTACCAGTTACACCATAGCTGCATTTAAAATACTGACTATAACAGTTAGATAAATCTAGTTTGAATTTCACAATTAATATTATTACATTTTCTTCATAATGATATTGTTTTAGTTAAGTTATTTAATTTCGTTATTTTATTATATTTTTTTATTTATATGGTACAAGCTACTATTATTCACTTATATTTTTGTTTAAGGTGACTATTTTACATCACAATAGGAGAACCTCTGATCATGTTATTTAAATGTTATTAATTATTTATCAAATTACATATTATTGTGTACTTGTTACCCCCATAACTATCTAATGATTAATATTAGATTTGTACACAATTTATTATTAAAACCTTTCTAATCCCATTTCCAAAGGAATAGTTATAATCTGACTTTCATCCAGATAGTACATTAGTTAACTAGTATAACTACCTTGTAGTAATAAATAACAGCTGTTGGATCAGCTTGTAATAATGGCAGAACCATACCATAGTCAGGATTCCATCTACTTGACTTATTATTACTATTTATCTTCAAGTTAGAAAGGTTTATATTATTAAAAGTCTTGCAAGGTTGTGCCTTGAATATCCAGTGCTAAGGTATCGTATAAAGCTATATGGATTAAGTGAACTATACCTGTTCTCCTACAATTGGACAAGACTTTATTATTTTAACATCCTACAGGATATGATGTAACAACTGTTACTTTAGTATATTTAACTAATTTCTTAGTTTCTAAATCTATAGTAGACCATTTCTCTATTTTATAGAGTTTATTATCACTACCTTTACCATATGATACACAATCAAATCCAGAACATTCTTCACATTTAATTCTTACTTTTACTATACCTGATGTTATATTAACTGTGATAGTATTAGTAGTATTAGGTAAATTATTATTACCTGGATCTATAGATGGTTCATTTATTAGTTGTGCATTAATTGTATATGATAATAATATCATTATACATAAAATAAGTTTTTTCATAATATTAATTTAAAAAGTATTCAATTAGAAATAATTTTGGTGCTGTAATTATAAATATTAAATTATATAAATTAGTAATAAATAAGATACTAAAAGTAATAGTTGTTATAGCAAATGTAATATATGCTCCAATAACACCATCAGAACCATATCGATTAAAAAATCTATCGCTATAATAATGATTCTTCTTTAGTTAACCATAAATAAGGTATATATCTACCTATTAAAAATATTATAATAGATAATAGTATACCCATTATATAACTAATAATCTTCCAATTATAAAACTCTTGTAATATATCAGGAGCTTGTTCAATTATAAAATTACCAGTCTTTTCAGCTAATACTACAGCTTTCTTAACTACTTCTGACAATACTTCATCAGTTTTAGTAAAGTTATTAGTTATAGTATCTTTTTGTGCATATGTACTTAGACTTAAAATACATATTAATATTGTTAAAAGTTTTTTCATTGTTTAATTATTTAGTTAATTATTATTTGTTAAAGCAGCTAAAAACCACCCTATTATAAAGCATATTACACAAAATAAAATATCTCCCATAATTTATTCGTTATCGTTTATTATATAATCCTGAATACTATCAAATTGAATAGTTTTATAAGTTTTACCATTATATATTCTAACATCATTTTAATTTAGTAATTCTATTTGATATTCAGGTTTAAATAGTTTAGTTTGTGGCGGTTGTGTATTAATACCTATAATAGCAACTACAGATATTGCTATTAACATCATTAAAAATATAGTCAAAACTTCATCTTTAAGATATAATTTATTAATACCTATTATTAAAACTATTATTACTATTATAAATATAAAAGTTATCATAATTTAAATTTATTTAATTGTTTATTTATAAAACATTGTTGTTTATTATTTAATTCATTATACTGTTTAGAATAATAAATATTTGATAGATCGTTTAACATTTTAGTAAGTTTTAGTAATTAGTTGAATTAATTATTTATTTATTAGGTTTAAAACCAAGATATATACTATCTTTAGTTATTTTGTTAATGTATAAAATATCATTAGTTTTAGCTAAAGATATTTCTTCAGGTAAATCTATTTTATATACTTTAGGTTTACATTTATTTTCAAGATTAATAATATAAGAATTTATCATCATTATACCAATAAATCCTAAAAATAAAGCAAGTAAAATACTTCCAATACCTGTTTCTACACTTTCGTCATATACTATAATTATAGCTGCTAAAATTATTAAAACAGCTAATATTATTAAGATTATTCCAATTGTTATCATAATTACAGTTTATTTAAAAGTTCCCCTGTAATAGGTATTATAAGAAATGAGACACAAGATGTTAAAAATAATGTCATAAGTATTTCATTTATATATGTCACATCCCACCATATTAGTATATATAGTAATACTAAGAATGTTAATATTGTTATACTTGTAATTACAATTGCTGTATAAAATAGTATTATTAATAGTTTATTCATAATTTAGTTTAATTAACAAGATAATAAAAATATCCCCATAGTATACATATTAATGGGACATATAATATTTTTCTTTCATAAATTGATTTATCCAATATTTCAACTGATATGAAATCACATACAAAGATTATTGAAAAAAAGATAGATATACTTAGTATAATCGATGGTAGCATAATTTTTATTTATAATTGATTTATCTCTACTGTTAGTTCGTCTGTAAAAAATACTCCTTCACATATTTGTTTATTAATTATAGAAATAACATGCATTTTAGCATATTCTATTTCATCAATTAATTCAGGAGCAATATTATTTTTAATAAGTTCTATCTCATCAAAATAATACTCTTTAGAAATAGTTACTTTTATCATAATTTATTAGTTTAGTAGTTAGTTAATGTTTAAAATAGTTATTATAGTTCTGAAATTAAATCTATTATATCAGTAATTAAACCATTCTTGTCAATTTCTTTACCTTCATAAGGTATTTCTGTAATATTATTATCTATTATTTTAGATAAATAGTTATAAAGATCTTGTGTTGTCATGATAATATGATTAGCTAATTGATTAGTTATTAAGTTCATTACAATTGATACATAAAACAGAAGTCATTTTAAAAGATAATCCATTTTTAGCATAATAATTATCTTTATCTTTAATTAATTGAGTTGATATGTATATTCTAAATCTATCATCATATATTAAATAATAATCTGTAATATTAAAATAATTATTATCTCTATATTGAACATTTATGTTATTATTTACCCAATTAAAATGATGTTTGTGTATTAAATATATATATTAGGTGAAAATATGATTAATAATAAAATAATATTTATAATTAATGTTATAATTGTTATTAAATAATTGTTCATAATGATTAGTTTAGTTAATTGTTAATGTGTTGTAAAAGCTATAGTAATAGATATTATAGGTGAAAAATGAATAGTTCTACAAATGCAGAAGATGAACTAGATTTATAGTTAAGTATTAATTACAAATAGTAATATCACACCAATTGTTTTAATATGATTATTCATAAGTTAAGTTGTTAGTAAAAGTTTAATCAATATGAGATATATTTTTAGTATGTAATGTAATAAGAATACTATCTAAATCTTTAAATGAAATAGTTATTTCACCAAATTTAATAATATCATTGGTTTGAATTGTACCTGAAGGTAATAAATAAATAGTTTTCATAAGTTATTTAAAGTTTTAATAAGGTTAATAATAACTACTATTACTAGTAGTAAATATAGTGTTAGAAATAAGTAAAACATTTAGTATATATATTAAGGAGTAATAGTAAAGTTTAATAAGAGATATTATAATTATTTAAAATAATATTCCCAAGTATTATAATAGAATATAATACTCTTATTATAACTTTACATCTGTTAATAATTAATATGTAGTAACAGATACAGGTTTATCACCTTTAGTATCGAACCACATCTTTAGTTGTTCAATTGAATGTTTCATAATGTATTAGTATTAAATGTTAATATAAAGAATGCTATAACCTATTCACCAAAGTTACAATGAATCACTTCACAATGATGAATATATATTATAGACTTATAAAATAAACATTTATAAATAGCAATATACAAAATAATTATTCCATAACTTAATGGTAAATAAATTATTAATTACATATTACTATTAAATGTTAATATAAAATTAATACTATAATATAAGATTGAGTAAAGGTACAGAACTAAATAATAGTTCACTCATATTATAGTATTAATAGGTTAATCAAGAGTCTAATCTAATAGATACTCTTGTAAGGTCAATAATTACATTACTAAATTTAACACTAAAAGGTATCATGTTAACAATTAGTAATGTAGTAAGTTTAATTAGTTCATCTTGTAGATGACAATGAAATTTACACTCATTATCACTAAAATTAGTCATATGTGCAATTTTAACTGTACCGTATTCAGTAACGTTAGAGTCGTTACTCATTAGTGTTAGTTTCATAATATTAGTATTAATAGGTTATAATTGAATTTTTACATAATAACATTGACCATAAGCAATAGCTTTAGAGAATGCAATATTTTTAAGAGTTTGTTCAGTTGCAATTCTAATACCTAAATGAATTGCTTTAGGATTATAATAATAATCACCAATGTTAATTGTAGTATTCATAATATATTGTATTAATAGATTTAAAGATGATTAAAACCACGACAGAGCCTATGATAGGATGTCGTGGTGATAAGATTAAACTACAGCAGCAATTGGCTCTGCAGGAACTTCAGCTTCAATAGTGTTAAAATCAAGACCAGCAAATGCAGCAGTATCAATAGTACTGATAGCAGGTAAGTGTGATGTCCTGATGAACATAGAACCATTCTCAGCCCTTGTAAGAGTAGATAATAGTACGTTACCTACTTTCATACCATACTCTAATGACTTAGCGTAGATTTGAGTAGTAACACCTTTCTGTTCAGTACCGTTAGGTGCAGTGAAGTTAACAGTACCTAAGTAATACACTTTCTCCTCACCTGAGGCATTGGTGTACGATTGTGGAGTTGTAGTGTTGATAGATACTAATTCAGCTCCGAATTGAAACTCAACTGCATTAGTTGCAGCATTAACGACTTTTTTGAATTTTGTAGACATAATGTAAAGTTTTGTAATGTTAAAAGACTGTGGGTATATCCCAAAATTAAAAAAGAGTGGGGAGGAAGTTTGTTGTTAGTTAACACATTCTATAATAATAAATTTTAAAAAATTTTAAAAAAAATAATTTTATTATATCAATTATCACCAAAAAGCTATTAGAAATAGTAAATAATTTAAAAATAAATACTAATTTACTTGCATATTTAAAATAAATGTTGTATCTTTGTACTTTAAATAATTTATGCAACTTATATAGGTGGTTGTTGCCATATTATAGTATTTAATACAATCCAGGGCAAAAGTGGATATATAATATGGATAACGGGTTTCGAGGGGTATGACGACTTCAACAAACTATATAAGCCAAGGATTTCCTAAGCTACCAAAGTTTGGGAAACCCCTTTGTGTTTAATAGTTAAATAACTTATTATATAGTAGTAAGTAATAAAGTTAGCCATAAGTGTGTTTAATTTATATTAATAGAAGTCCTTTTACTTAATTGTATTAGGACTTTTTTTGTTTATATTAAAATTTATTTAAAATAATTTAACTTTTATTAGGATATATCAAAATAATTGATTACCTTTGTATAGAATTTAAAAATAAGGTTATTATGACTTATCAGGAATGGTTTAAACAGATTATCTTTATGAAAAATAAAGTTATATTACCAAATAAATTATCTATTGATAAGAAGCCTTGGGTTAAGTCTAAAGGATTTGATATAGATGGATTTAATAGCTTTCTTAAACAACAATATTATAAACAATTAGAAGATGGAATTAAGTAAAGAAGAATTACATGAGATAATGAGTGATATAGAACCATTAAGATATGTATATCATTTTGAAGACAGTATAGATGTAGAATCAGTACAAGGTTTAATTGATATATTAAGTGGTTATGAATGTATAGATTTATTCTTTACTACACCTGGAGGAGAAGCACATGCAATGGCTGTACTAATACATTTTATTAATAATCATCCAGATATAAGAATTTATATGACAGGATTTATTGCTTCAGCAGGTACATTCTTATTTACAGATTGTAATAAAGAAATTATATTAACTGAAGATTTAGATTGGGTATTATTTCATATGGGAGATAGAGTAGTTACTAATTCATTTAGGAAAGCTAGTGTAGATGATAGAATACTGATTGAACAACTACGTGAAGAGAATAATAACTGGGCTGCTAAATTTGCTAAAATAGGTTTAAATAAGAAAGAAGTTAAGTCTTATTTAGAAGGTAATGATGTAGTATTATACAAAAAAGATTTTAATCGTTTAAAAATTAATAAATAATATGATATTAGATATAAATAAAACTTATAATACAATAGAACAAGATATAATTACTAATCAAAGAGATGTGTTTAATCTTTATAATTATTATACTCGTAAGTATAGTAAGTTGTCAGATAGATTAAATAATGTTAATGTTGGATTATTTTTAAATGATAATAGTAAACCAACTGTACAGATTTATGTTAAGAATAAAACAGGTTTAATTAGATCTCATATTGAGTTTAATAAAGAAGGTACTAAAATTGTTAATATAAATAAATTAAATAACAATGATTGATATACAAGTACTAGATGTCAGAATGGTTTACGATAAAAAAGAAGATAAATATTTTTGGGTAATAAAAGGATCAGAAGAAGATAAAAAATATGACTGAAAGTGATAGACTATTAATATCGTTATTAAGAGAAAGAATTGAAGAATTAGAAAAAAGATTAAATAGATTAGAGTTGATTAGTAATCATTATAATTCTAGAAATAGATTAAGGGGATAATATGAATACATATACTAAGAATGGTAATCGTCAAGTTAAAGTTAATAAAGATAAGTTAGTTAAAAAACATACTAAAGGATTTTATAAGTCTTTAAATCTTATTAATGATTTAATTAGATATTTTAAAGATAATAATATAGAAGTTACTGAAGATAATGTAGAAGAATTATCTAAAGAACAACTTGGTAGAGATATTGATTCAATGGAGAAGTTTATGGTGTTAGGAAACTGTGTCACAAATGAAGCATAAAATAACTTTAAATAATATTAAACAATATATTGAAGGTAATACTAATATGTTATTAACTGAATTAGGAAGTAAACCTGATTACTATAAAGAGCAAATAGCCTATCGTGCATTAAAATGTAGTGATTGTTGGGTTAATAGAGAATGTCAACAATGTGGTTGTTCACTTCCAGGTAAATGGTATGTAGATAAATCATGTAATAATGGACAGAAGTTTCCTGATATAATGAATGAGGAAGATTGGATTAAATTTAAATTTGATAATGGGATTAGTTAAAGAAGATTTTGAAAGTTTAGGTTGGAATTTAGATATAGCTGTTGTAGATGATAAGTTTAAGAAATATTATAAAGGTAATTATATATTAGGTTATAGTAATAGTTTAAATACAATTAGTATTATTGTTGCAGATTTATCTAAGAATGAACAATACTTGAAACATTTTAATGAACCTTGTGTACGTAATATAATAATTAATACTAAAGAGGAATTAAAAGTTTTAATGAAACAATTAAATATAAAATAATGTATCAACCAGAACAACAATTAGTAATTAAAGAGTTTTTAGAAAGATGTATTAAGTTTATTGAGTTAGGTGAAATAACATCTTATAAAGATAGTACATTATTATATGATTTAGAATTTAATATAAAGATTAAAGATAATATAATAACATAATGAATAATACATATATAGTTAAAGATAAAGTATTAAATAAGATACTTGATAATATAATAAGTTTTGAAGAAAAAGCAACTCAATTCATTGAAAATCATCCTAATTATAAATATAATATAACATTAGATAAAAATGAAATAACTGATGAATGGGTGTTTGAATTTAATATAAATAATAATGATGAACAAAAATACACTCAAGAATCTAAAAGAACTGTTAGATCACGTAGTGAAGGTTAATCTATACCATGTATTTCCGTTTTATGATACAGAATATGTACAGAGTATAAAAGATAAAATTAAATTTATGGAAAATAGTAAAGAAGAATATGATAAAGAGCCAGTTGTAGCGTGTAGATATTGTAAGTCATTAGATATACGAATTGATGATGAAGAAAACAATCATTGCTGGAGATGTAAGTCATTAAATAGTTTAATAGAATATAAAAATATATTTGAATACGAAAAAGCTAATAACAAATCTAAGTAAATAATGGCTACAAAGAACTCAGGAATTTTCAGATGTGAATTAAAATCTAATCAAAAAGAAGTAGTTAATTTTTTACGACAGAATGAAATATCTATTATAGTAGGTGAAGCAGGTACAGGTAAAGACTTTGTACAACTATATAGAGCTTTTGATGGGTTATTTAAAAAGGAGTTTGAACAATTAGTATTTATGAAACCTTGTATTGAAATAGGTAAATCAATGGGTTATCTTCCTGGAGAAGCTAATGATAAAACACATCCGTATGAAAAAAGCTTTTATGATAATTTAAATAAAATTGTTGATAAAGAATTAGTTCAGAAGTATAAAGCTAAGATTCATTTTGAACCTATGAATTTTATTAGAGGTAATACATGGGATTATTCAGTTGTGATACTGTCAGAAGCTCAAAACTGTACATTACATGAACTTATAACTATCTGTACTAGATTATCATCTAATAGTAAATTATTTATTAATGGAGATCCTGATCAAGCTGATATAAAGAATTCTGGACTTAAAACATTTATAAAGATTATGGAAGATATAAATGGATTAGGAGTATTAGAATTAGATGATTCATTTCAAATGAGAAATCCTATGATTGTAGACATTAATAGAGCTTATAGAAAATATTTAAATAATGAAAGCTAATGAAAAAATAGCTAATATAAATACTAAGTTAAAAACATTCTTTTTTAGATATGTGGAGATAATGACACCATTCCATAAGTTAGCTCCTAGACATCAAAGAGTTTTAGCATTGTTATTATATTATCATTTTCAATTACAGAAAGAGATTACTAATAATAAAATATTATGGAAATCAGTATTTGATTATGATACTAAAATATTAATATGTGACGAACTAAATGTACAACAAGCTGGTTTGGAAAATTTATTATCTCAATTAAGAAAGAAGAATGTAGTTATTAACAATCAAATATCACCTGCTTATATTCCAGTACTTACTAAGAATGCTAAATCATTTAATATACAATTTAATTTTAATATTATAGATAATGAATGATGTAGATAATAAGAAAGTTAAAGACTTAATACACAGTATTGGATTAATGAATAATTTAGTTGATAAAGATGTTAAAGAGATAGTTGAATCACAGTTTAGATTTGCTTATAAAACTATAAGAGAGTTAAACTTTGAAGGATTAACAAATGAAGAAATAGATAATTTAAGAACTAATTTTTACTTTAAATACATAGGTAAAATATATACAGATTCAGAAATAATTAAAAGAAGTCTTAAAAGAGACGAGATTGTTAAACAAAAATATATAGAGAAGAATGAAAAGACAGATTAAAGATTTTAATGAGATTGCAGAAGTATTTCCTTGGGAGCCAACTTTTAATAAAGTTATAATTACTTTAAATACAGTAGAGGAAGATGATGAACTACAACTATCTCAAAGTACAATGTCAGAAGTACAGTATGTAATTGCAGTAGGACCATATGTTAGAGATATTAAAGTTAATGATAAAGTATTAATTGATATTAAGAAAATGGTTAAGAATGAAGTTAATCCACATGATACACATGAAACATATCCTGTAATTAATATAGACCCTATAGAACATAACGGAGTAACTTATGCAATGATTTCAGATCAATTAATTAAAGCTAAATATAGAGAATAATGGAAGATAATATTAAAACTTTACCATATATTCCTGGTAAATTAGTAGGAAGCAATTGGACATATCAACACGATTATAATTTTAAAAAATCAGTATTATTAATTGCTTTAGATATGATAAAATATAATGCTAATAATACTACTATTGATTTTGAAGATGTAGAGAAAGTATATGATAAATTAATAAGTAAACTTACTAAATAATGATTATAGTTATTATAGTTGCAGTATTAATATTTGGTTATAGTATTTATCAAACTAGAGAGTATAATAAACTAGAAGATAAATATGATTTACTTAAACTAGAACATGAAGATCTAAAAAAACTTAATAAAGAAATTTCTGATTTACATTATAAAGAAATTTCTAGATCAGAAAACAGATTAAAGTTATATGAACTATCACAAAAAACAGTTAATGAATTAACTTATAATTTAAGTTTATTTAAAACTCCTATTATTATTGAACCTGTAATTACAATAGATGATGCATCTGAAGTAGTTAAACCTAAAAGAGGAAGGAAAGCTAAGGTATGAGATTATTTGAATTAAAAGATTGGCAATTAACAGTTAGGGAAGAGGCTTATGGTCTACTTCCCTTTCGAGCTATATTGAAGAGAGATAAGTCTCGTAATAAAGACACAGCTCTTAAAGAAATGTTATTTATATATTATTATACGGATATTAAATCTGATTACTTAATTATAGAACCTAAAACTAGAGTTGTTGAAATAGTTAAAGATATTGGATTACCTGAAGATTGGAAAATAGATAATGTAATGCAAACTGCAATAGATTTTTACGAATCTAAAAGTTTAACTGTAATAGGTAAATTACATAAAAGTGGTTTAAAGGCTGCTAACGATGCTTCGGAATATTTAGAGATGGCAGATATATTACTTAGAGAACGTACAGCTAATGGAGGTACAGTAACTAAGATAACCGATATAACTAATGCTTTAGCTAAAGTTCCTATTATTATGAAAGATTTAAAAGCATCTGAAAAAGAATTATTAAAGGAACAAATAGAATTAGATAATCGTATGAAAGGTTCTCAGAAAATGGGACTTTTTGAAGACGGTCTGTTAATAGATTAATATGGAAGAAGTATATTTTAATCAAGAAGGAAAAGATAAGTTAATAAATGGTATTAATAAACTTAATAAAGCAGTAGCATCTACATTAGGTCCTAATGGTACTACAGTTATTATACCTGATAAAGATAATCCTAATAAATATAAAGTTACTAAAGACGGTGTATCTGTAGCTAATAGTATTAGATTTAAAGATCCAGTAGAAGATATAGGTGCAGAGTTAGTTAAACAAGCAGCTAATAAACAATTAAAAGAAGTTGGTGATGCTACAACTACTACAACAGTATTAGCTACAGCATTTATAAATAATCTTAAAAATTTTAATACTAAAGATATTAATAAAGCATTTGATGAAATTATACCTAAAGTCATTGAAGAATTAAAAGCTAATTCACGACAGTTAAAACATGAAGATATTAAATATGTTGCAACTATATCTGCTAATAATGATATACAAGTTGGTGATTTTATCCAACAAGCTTATGATTTTTCTAGTATAATTAAAGTTGAAGAAAGTAATAATAATGAAGATACTTTAGAATATGTAGACGGTATGTCACTTAATACTACATATTTTAGTAAAAACTTTATTACAGATCCAAAGAAAGGTGAAGTACATTTAGATAAACCTTATGTAATAATTATAGATGGTAAGCTTGATAGCTTAAATGCTTTTGAAAATATAATTAAAGATATACATGGTAAAGAAGAATCACTACTTATTATTACAGAACATGTAAATGAAAGTCTGTTAAGATTAGTTGAAACTAATGTATTATCACAAGCTCTAAAATGCTGTGTAATCAAATCTCCTGGCTTTTCTAAACATAGACAGGATTTACTTCAAGATATAAGTTTATTTACAGGAGGAAGTCTTATAATTGATTTAACTAAAAAGTATTCATCTAATATATTAGGTAGACTTAAATCTGCTAAAATTACTAGAGACACAAGTATATTATTAAAAGATGAATCTATTAATTTAGATAATAAGATTAATGATATGAAAGAATACTCTAAAGAGTTAGAAAACTATGATAAGGAATTATTAGAACAACGTATATCTAATCTTACAGGTAAAGTATCTATTATTAAAGTAGGTGGACGTTCAGAGATTGAAATGAAAGAACGTAAGGATAGATATGATGATGCAGTATTAGCAGTAGCTTGTGCATTAGAAGAGGGTATAGTAGAAGGTGGTGGAAAAGCATTATTATATATCATTATAAATGTATTTAAAGTTTATGATAAATTACATCCAAAAGAAGAAAAAACTTATTTAGATTTAAATAGTATAGAAGGGTGTATTGCCATTTCATTAACTAAACCTTATGAAACAATTAAAGAAAATGGTTGTGATTTAGATATTGAATTAAATATGTTTGATTTAAATATAATAGATCCACTTAAATCAATTAGATGTGCATTGGAAAATGCAGTATCTGTAGCTAAAACAATACTTAGTACTGAAGCTATAGTATTAAATTATACAGCATGGATGAATCAATAAATGAAATATATAAATTTAACAATTATCAAACACCTATTACAGATGAATTAAAAGAAAGTTTACCACGAGAAGTATATGCTGATTTATTAGAATTTATTAATTCAGTTGAATTTATTAAAAGATTAATTGCTCCTGAACATATTAGAGGTTATAGTAAAGATAGACCTAAATCTACAGATTATAATGACGGTAGAATAGAAGTAGATATTACCAATCCTCACATATTAGAAGATATGGATTTCTTTAGAGAGAAAGGATTATACTTTGATAAGTATGGAGTATATACACATTTAACACCTAATCCTAATCCTAAATCTGAATATGCTCAATTCTGGAAAGATGAATTATATAAATGGAAACATGGTTTAGTTAGACCTTCTGATGGTGAATGGATTCCTGGAGAATTATATTTCTATTGGAACTATAGTCCTATATGGTTAGTTGAAAAAGAAGGTGTACAAGGTAATGGATCTAAATCTAAAGGTGAACGTATAAGAAAATTTGGTAAACCTTGGTTAGGAGATTATTTATTTCATCATTACGTAGAACAAGCTAAACGTAAAGGTAGTCATGGTAAAATGCTTAAGACTCGTGGTATTGGTGCAAGTTTTAAAGCCGCATCATGGAGTCCTAGAAATATGTATGTACTTCCTGGATCAGGTAACCCTAACTTTCATTTGGCATCTGATAAAACATTTCTTACTGGAGATAAAGGTATATGGGGTAAAATATTAGATAACTTAGACTGGATAGCTGAACATACACCATTACCTCGTATGAGACTTACTGATAGATCTGGTACTACAATGGAGTTACAATTAGGATTTAAAGATGAATACGGCTCACGTAAAGGATTATTATCTTCTGTAAGTGGTATATCATTAAAAGATAATCCTGATAAAGCTAGGGGTATTAGGGGACCTTTAATTCACTATGAAGAAGATGGTTTATTTCCTAATCTTGAAAAAGCTTGGAATGTAAATAGAAAAGCTGTTGAAGATGGTGATACTACATTTGGTTTCATGATAGCAATGGGTACAGGTGGTGTTGAAGGTGGTTCATTTGAAGGCTCTGAAAAACTATTTTATTATCCTGAAGGTTATAACATATATGGTATTCCAAATGTATTTGATAAAAATACTCCTGGAGATACTTTATGTGGATTCTTTTGGGGAGCATATATGAATCGTAATGAATGTTTTGATTTAGAAAATGGTGAACCAGATGTAATTAAAGCATTAATACAAATATTAAATGATAGATATTTAGTAAAATATAATTCAACAGATCCATCTGCAATTACTCAGAAAAAAGCTGAAGAACCCATTACTCCTCAAGAAGCTATTATGCGTACTGAAGGAACAGTATTTCCTGTAGCAGATCTTAAAGATTATTTAGAATCTATATTACCTAGAAGAGAATCATTCTTAGCTGAACATTATGTAGGTGAATTGATAAGAAGTAATGATGGTGAAGTTATATGGAAGTTAAATGGGGATAAATATCCTTTGCGTAGCTATGATAAAGATACTGCTAATAGAGAAGGTGCTTTAGAGATATATGAAATGCCTAAAAAGAATGCTAATGATACAATAGCTAGTGGTAGATATATATTTGGAATTGACCCTATTGATGCAGACGCAGGTACTTCATTATTTAGTATAATTGGATTAGATACATTTACAGACAGAATAGTTTGTGAATATACTGGTAGACCTAGATTAGCTGAAGAAGCATATGAAATAGCATTGCGTGTATTAGAATTTTATAATGGTGTTGCTAATTATGAGAAAAACTTAAAAGGTTTATTTAGTTATTTTGATAAGAAAAATGCTTTATATAGATTATGTGATACTCCTCAAATACTTCGTGATATGGAATTAACTAAAGGTGTTGGTTATGGAAATAATAGTAAAGGTACATTGGCTAATAAAGAAGTTAATAAGTGGGGTAGAAAACTTCACGCAGATTGGATGAATACACCTATATATGGTGAAGAAGAGGAAACTGGTAAATTAAATTTACATACTATGAGAGGTATTGCACATATTGAAGAAGCTATTAAATGGAATAGTGATGGTAACTTTGATAGAATATCTGCTGCAGGTATGTTATTTATATTAAGAGAAGATAGATTTAAACGAACAGAATCAGCTAAAGAAAATGAAGGTAAACAAATTGAGTTGTTAAGTAATGATAAATTCTTTGAAAGAAACTATAGGAAAAGCTATTAAGGAAAATCAAATTATTATTAATAACTAAATATTTATTTTGAATATGAATATTAATTTTGTATATTGCGTAGTTTAATTAATTAAAAATGGAGAACTTTACAAATATTCCTTTACCTCGTCAACGATTACCTTATAGTCAAAAGAATAAGGATTGGAGAATTGACAATATAAAACATGCTAATCAATATTCATTTTACTATAATGAAGAAGTTAGAAAGAGTTTAAAAACTAAATTCACTAATTTAAATCTTTATAATGGTATTGTTGATATAGAGGATTTAACAGGTATAGTTAATCCACATCATTTAGATGCTAGTTTTGTAACTGAAAATATACCACATCATCCTATTGTTGTACCTAAAATTGATTTACTGGTTGGTGAAGAAATAAAACGTAGATTTGATTGGTCAGTAATTGTTACTAATCCTGATGCTATAACACGTAAAGAAGAGGATAAGAAAAAACATCTAACTCAAAAGTTAACTGAAATATTAGAAGCTAATTATCAAGATGATGAATTAAAAGCTAAAATGGCTGAACTTGATAAATATATGAAATATTCTTGGCAAGATCTACGTGAAAAAATGGCTAGTCAAATACTTAGACATTATTGGCAAGAATTAGAATTTCAAGAAAAGTTTAGTAACGGATTTAAAGATGCTTTAATAATGGCAGAAGAAGTATATTTAATAGATGTGCTTCATAATGAACCTGTGTTTGAAAAGTTAAATCCTTTAAAAGTTAGTGCAATAAGAAGTGGTAATTCAGATAGGTTTGAAGATGCTTCTATTATAATTATAGAAGATTATAAATCACCTGCTCAATTAATAGATGATTACTTCGATGAATTAAAAGTTGAAGACATTGATTTTATGATGGACTTTGCAACTTCTAATTCTAAAGGTAGTTATTCTGATGATCATAATAGAGGTAGTTTATTTGCTAATAATAAAGAATTACTTGGATTATATGATTCAGTATTTACATTAGCTGAAATCAATGGACATAAATTTGGTTCTAATTATACAGATCAATTTGGAAATGTTAGAGAACTAAAAGTACGTTGGAAGTCTTTACGTAAAGTTAAGAAAATTAAGTACTATGATGAATATGGTGAAACTCAATTTAGATTTGAATCTGAAGAATATAAAACTAATGAAACATTAGGAGAAGAAGAAACTATATTTTGGATTAATGAAGGGTGGGAAGGTACAATGTTAGGTAGAGATATATTCTTAAAGATGCGTCCTTTACCTGTACAATATATTAAAGCCAATAATCCATCTAAAGGACATTTAGGTATTATAGGTCAAATATATAATACTAATCAAGGTAAGGCTGTATCATTAATGGATAGAGCTAAGAATTACCAATATATGTATGATGCTATATGGGATAGGTTAAATAAAGCTATTGCTACTAATTATGGTAGAATAATGGAACTGGATTTAGCTAAAGTACCTGCTAACTGGGAAATGGATAAATGGTTACACTTTGCTGTAGTAAATAAAATTGCTGTAGTAGATTCATTTAAAGAGGGTAATCATGGTCAATCAACTGGTAAATTAGCAGGTAATATGAATAATATTGGTGGACGTGTTATTGATATGGAAACTGGTAATTATATTCAACAACATATACAATTACTTGAATTCATTAAAATGGAGATGGGTGAAATATGTGGTGTATCTCAACAACGTGAAGGTCAAATATCTAACAGAGAAACTGTAGGTGGTGTTGAAAGAGCTGTAAATCAAAGTTCACATATTACTGAATGGTGGTTTCAAAAACACGAATCTGTTAAAATTAGATGTTTAACCGCATTTTTAGAAGCTGCTAAGATAGCATTAAAGGATACTGAAAATAAGAAAGTACAATATATACTTGATGATCAAACTATAGAAGTACTTAATATGGAAGGTGAAGATTTTGCAGAATCTGATTATGGATTATTAGTATCTAGCACACCTAAATCTATTGAATTAGAGCAAGCTATTAAACAATATGCTCAAGCTTTTATTCAAAATGGTGGTTCACTATCTACTATAATGGATATTTACTTTAGTCCTTCATTAATGGATATGAGACGTAAGTTAGAAACTGCTGAAGAAACTATGCAACAACGTCAGTCTGAACAAGCTTCAGAACAGAATAAAATTGCTAGAGAACAGATACAAGCTCAATCTCAATTAGAACAACAAAAACTTCAATTAGAAGATATGAAAAATCAACGAGATAATGAAACTAAACGTTATGTTGCTGAATTAAGTCATAGTATGTCTGATGAAGATGAAAATAATGATGGTATTGTAGATCCTACTGCAGAACAAAAGCTTGAATTAGATGCTGAAAAAGTTAGAAATGATTATGTTACTAAAATTAAAGCGTTAGATCAGGATATGTTAAAACATAAAGATAACGTTGAACTTAAGAAAGAGTCTAATCAAATAGCTCGTATTAAGAAGAAAACAACTGCATAAAAAGCTATTAGGAATTTGTCCAAGAGTTAACAATTTTATACTTAACTCTTGGATTTTTTTATGAATTGTATTATATTTGTAAACTTTAAATAAAACATAATAATTGTCATGGAAGAAGACGAATTAAAAATGGGTTTATTTGATCAAGAATTTAATTTAAATATTGATGAAATACCTAATTACGAAGATGATGAATCTACAGAAGATGTAGATGAAAATATTAATGGCACTGAGGACGATAAAAGTTCAGAGGAAGTAGGTGCTGAAGAAGATGCTCAAAATGAAGGTGGAGATGATGACGATGATAGCGATTCTTCTTCCAACTTATATTCTTCTTTAGCTAGCGTTGTTCACGAACAAGGTCTACTACCTTCATTTGACATCACAACTGAAAAGATCGAATCTATAGATGATTTAGTTACAGTGTTTAAAAGAGAGCAGGATATTCAAGCTAAAGCAATCTTAGATGATTATATTGCTAATTTAGATGTTAGTAAGATTGCTCAAAGTAAACAAGAACTACAATCACTTGCTTCAATTACAGAAGATGTATTAAAAGATGATTTAGATTTAGCTAAGAAACTTATTTATGAAGATTATATAAATCAAGGTCTTGGTGAAAAGAGAGCATCTAATTTACTTAAACGCATAATTGATTTAGGTGAAGATGCTATATTAGAAGATGCTACTGAATCACTTACAAGTTTAAAAGAATTTCAATCTAGACAAATACAATTAGAAAGAGACAATTCTATTAAACAAATTGAAGCTGATAAAATAGCTCAAGCTAAACTTGAAGAAGATATTAAAAAAGTAGTATATGATAATAAGGAACCTCTTAAAGGTTTTAAAGCTACTAAACCTATTCAAGATAAAGTATATAAAGCTATAACTGAAATTGTTGGTAAAGCACCAGATGGTACATTTGAAAATAAATTCATGAAGGAACGTAGAGAAAATCCTATTGAATTTGAAGCCAGAATGTATTATATGTATGAATTAACTAATGGTTTTAAAGATTATTCTAAAATAGCTACAGCAGGTAAGTCTAATGCTGTTAAAGATTTAGAAAAGATTGCACGAACAACTAAAATACAGGATAATGGATCACCAAGTTGGTCACAAGATCCCAATAGTTACGGAAGTAACTTCGTATTTGACTTATAAAATTTTAACAACTTAAATAAATAATGGCTACAAGTCGCTTTCAAATGACAAAATCGACCTCATGGTCGGGTCTAACGCTTAAAAACCACATAGGTGCTTTATTTGGACATAAACCAGAACTAATATCTCCTATTACAACAATTCTATTACAAAATTCAGGTATGAAAAACCTAGATACAACTTTATCTATGTTCCCTGAAAAAACTCTTGAAGCAGGTGCTACAGATTTTGTATGGAAAGTAATTGGTAGTGATGAAAGGAATATTCCACTAGTAGAAGCACGTTATGAAGGTGCAGTAGTTACGTCAAGTACTACTAATGTAGGACAAGCTCGTACTACTTTTGAACTAGTATTTGCAGAACGTTGGTTTACTAAAATGCATTTGATTGCAGGACATAGACCAGATGTTTATCAAATGCGTATTCTAGAAGATCCTTATGAAGAAGGACAAAATTATGTTTATACTTGTGAAGTATGGGGTGGTTCAGAATCATTAGCAGGTATTCCTGGAGATGAATTCTTGCCTGGAAACAGATTTAGTATTGAAGGTGCTCCAGTTGAAGACGAACTTTCAATCCAAGGTGCTGGTATACAATTTACTTCCCCATTCTTAATGCGTAATTCAGTTACTGCAATAAGGGTAGAACATAAAGTATCTGGTGCAATGATTGATATGAAAGTTCAACCAGTTTATACTACTGGTCTTGAAACAAGAGATCCTAAAACTGGTAAAGTACATACATCGGAATATTGGATGCAAGAAGTAATGTGGCAATTTGAACGTCAGATTTCTAAACTTAAGTCTAGGACAATGATGTTTGGTAAAACCAATCGTGATGAAGCTGGTCGTTATTTGAATATCGCTGCTTCAGGTATTACTATTAAAGCTGGTTCAGGTATTAGGGAACAAATGGAAGTTTCTAATACAATCTTCTATAATAGATTTTCATTAGCTTTACTAGAAGATGCCTTATCTGAACTATCTGAAGGTAAACTAGATTGGGATGAAAGGAAATTTATCCTTCGTACAGGTGAACGTGGAGCTGCTCAATTCCACAGAGCTATTACACAATTAGCTAGTGGTTGGACAGGTATTGGTTTTGATAATACTAATCAAAATGCAATCAAACAAGTTCAATCTAAATTCCATGATAATGCATTTAGCTTAGGATTCCAATTTACAGAATATCGCGCTCCTAACAACATTCATGTTGTACTAGAAGTAGATCCAATGTATGATGACAGGGTTCGTAATAAAATTATACACCCTGATGGTGGTGTAGCTGAATCATATCGTTATGATATTCTTTATATAGGTTCGCAAGCTGATCCTAATATTCAAAGAATTAAAGTATCTAACACTCCAGAAATACGTGGTTATCAAGCAGGTTTCCGTAATCCATTTACAGGACAACGTGGTGGTATAATGACTACAATGGAAGATAGTGCTACAATGACTGCATTTATTGAAGGTACAGGTGCATTAGTGAAAGATCCAGGTCGTACACTATCACTTATACCAAGTATATTATACTAAATTATATTAAAGGTTTTATTAAGAGGTGTACCTATAAACACCTCTTTTTTATAATATTAAATCTTAAGGAAGAAGATGAAAACACAAGAAGTTAAGAGTAATTTTACATTACCAAATGAAATAGTAATTGTAAAATACATTCATAGAAATAAAGGTATGGCTGCTAATGTAGCTAAAGATCACGTAATTGCAGGTGGTATGTTATCAGGAGCTGTACGTAAGTTTTATGCACCACTACAACGTAACGGCAGCATAAAGAATGTTTTAAATGATGAAGAGAAAGAATATTTAGAACAAGTTACTGGATTAAATCTTTCAGTATATGGAGACTTTTGGACTAAATATAATGTAGCTCTTTATAAAGAAGAAGGTGCAAATAGATTTGATCTAAGTGACCCAATGAGTTATATCTCTATTAAAATACTTGAAAGTTTAGATAAATATGAAATTGCACCATCTTGGGCAGATCGTAATAAAAATCTTACTTATCAATTTGTTATTACTAGGGAGAATGAAGAAATGCTTGAAACTAAAGGTAAATACGATTCTAAGAAAGAAGCATTTAAACTATATGGTAAAATAGAGGATGATAGAGAAAAACTATTAGGAGTACTTAAATTACTTACTAATAAAGCTTTATCTTCAGATTCTAAACTAGATTGGTTACAGCATAAAGTTGAAGAATTTATTGATACTAATCCTACTGCATTTGTAAATGTTGTTAGTGATAAAGCTTTTTATACTAAACTATTAATTAATATAGGTGTAGATAAAGGTGTTATAGTTAAAAAATCTAATAGATATTCAACATCCGATGGACTTGATTTAGCTGAATCTGGACAAATATCTACATTTGAAAATGCTGTATTATATTTAGATAATAATAAGAATCAAGAAGTTAGAATGCTTTTAGAAGCTAAAATTAATAAATAATGACAGTAGAAGAATTTGGATTAGAATTTGATATTGGATATAATAGTATTGCAGGAGCTTCTGCTCCACCTATAGATGTATATGAGAAGTCTGTTTATCTCACGACTGCCCAACAACAACTTGTTAAAAATTATTATGATCCATTAAGTAATCGTAAAGGAAAAGGTTTTGAAGCTTCTGAGAAAAGGCGTAATGATTTAAGACAATTAATTAAAGATTATAAAACAACTAATTCAATTACAGATTCTTCTAATATAAGTAATCAAGCTAAATACTTTGTATTACCTACAGATTTATTTTTAATTGTAAATGAGCAAGTTAAAATAACTTCTAATGATTGTCATAATAATTCAATTATAGAAGTTAAACCTACTTCATATGATGAATATAATACTCAAATAAATAATCCTTTTAAACGTCCTGATACAAGTAAAGCTTGGAGATTAGATATTTCAAATGTTAACTCTAATCAAGTTGTTGAAATTATATCACCATTTAATATAACTGGAAGTTTAGAATATAGATTAAGATATTTAAAAAATCCTAAACCTATTATATTAGGAGATTTAACTATTCTTTATCCATTGGAAAGTTTAACTATAGATGGAGAATCTTTACCTTTAACTTCAGAATTAGATGATTCTATCCATCGAGAAATATTAGATAGAGCTATTGAACTTGCAATTAGAGACTATAAGGTAAATGACTTACAGTCCAAAGTTCAATTAGATGTTCGTAATGAATAAAAATCAATTATATATTATTAATTAAATACATTTTAATCAATGTTTAGCACCGACCAGGTAAATCGAATTATAGTAGGTAACGCTGTAGCAACAGAAACTACTATTGATACATTTGTTGCATCTGCAACAGATAAAGAAATTAAAGTACTATCGGCAGATGGTACGAACGTAGGAGTAGGTAAACCATTCAAGGTTTTACAAAAAGCTTCTGCTGCATTAGGAGGTTATGAATTTAGTGATAAAATCAATCCTCGTTATGTTGATAAAGTAACAGTTAGACCTTATCAGGCTGAAGTTGCTAAAGTAGTTAAAGTAGATGGTTTTGCAACTGGTGGAGTAGCTGCTGCTAATCGTACTTACGAAATTGAAGTACGTCTATTTGACCAACTTTCATCTGAAAACTTTGAAGTAATTCAAGGTTATTATGTAACTGGTGCTGTAGCTCCTACTGCAACTGTAATTCGTGATGGACTACTTGCTTCACTAAATGGAAATTTGGGTCGTAGAGGTAATCGTGAATTCGTTGCAACTGCTAATGGTACAGGCATTCAAGTAGCTGAAGTAATTCAAGTTAACAACCCAGGTAGAGACGATGGTCGTAAACTAGGTTTTGAAGTAGTTGGTAAAGTATATGAAAATGCTTTTGCTGGTTATAACAGTAACTTAGGTCTACTTACTTCAACAGTTACAACTCAAGGTGTAGTTGGAAATGGTACTGGTAAATGGGCAACTAATTACGAATGGTTTGTTAAAGGATTTGACTATGATGCAGATCATGGTATGGGTATTCCTGCAGATCTATTTAGTCGTGCTCCATTTTATACCGCTAAAGACGGTATATATAATGTAATTGCACTTAAATACTATGAGCCACGTAAATCTACTATTGTAGAACGTCAGTACAAAGTACTACATATATTAGTGCAAAAATCTGCTGACACGCTAGCACAAAATGCTGCTACTAACGCAGTACTTGCAGATCTTCGTACTGCAATTGGAACATATGCTGAAGTACCTGCAAATCTTGCAGTAGTTTAATAATTAATCTTAAAATAATAAGAGGAGTAGAGTAATTAACTTGCTCCTCTTTTTTTATGCAATCATATGATATATATTAACAATTTATCAATAAATAATGACGCTACTAATATAAATGTAGACATTACTACAAATGTAAATTCTATAATTACTAAAGTGTTATTATGGAATGAAAATACATTTAAAGATTATAGTACTGCAATTGATGTAAGTTTTAAATTGGAACAAACTAGTAATAATGAAGTTTTTATTATTACAACTAATGATATAAATATTAATTCTTTTAATGGTATATGGTTTTTAGAAATAACTTCTAATTATGTAGAAGATAGTGACTGTGTATCATGTCAAAATGCTGTTATAGGAATTGCTGCTAATTTAAATAATGTTAAATCTTATATATTAGATAGAATATTAGAATTAGAAGATTGTGTTGGTTGTAGAAATAATCATGACAATATTGACAATATAACTAACTTATATTTAATTAATAAGGGTATATGTACATCTTTGCAATTAGGATATTATGAAGAAGCTATTTATTTATATAAGAAACTTAAGAAATTAATATCAAATGTAGATTGTATTAGTTGTAGAAAACTTAGAGATCCAATTTATAATAGTAATTTAAATTTTGGAATATTAGATAATAATTTAATTTTAGTATAATGAATGAGATAACTAGTTTTAAAACATTAATAGGTTCTTTATATAAAAAGTTAAATAGAGCTAGTTCTTATGGTACATTAGATTTTAAAACTTTATTATTAGTAGATATAATTAATGAATTTATATACGATTGTCCATCTTGTTATAATAATATAACTTTAAATAAACTTAAAAATTTATTAATCTATTTTGAAAATACTGATAAAGATATTTGTAAATATAGAGAACAGAGAAGTATATATACTAATTTAGTTGGATGTAAAGATTGTAATCCTAATAATAGTAATTTAATAGTTATAAATACACCACCTGTTGTAGATAATGTGATAGTAGAAAATATTGATTTAGAAATAGGACAATCATTTTATTTTACAAGATCAATGTTTACTAAAGATTATTTTGATAAAGAAAGTGATTTAGCTAAAGACATAATGATTACAGCATTACCTTTATATGGAACTTTATATTATAATAATGAACCTGTAACTTTAAATTTTATATTTAATATTACTAATGTAATTAATTTAAGTTATCAAAGGAATACTGAAGATCTTATTACAGAAGTTATTACATTTAAAATAAGTGATAATAATTTTAATACTTTATTTAGTATTGACAAAAATATAACTTTAGTTTATAATGAAATATTGAATTTACCACCTGATTCAGTTGGAGATAATAATAAAGTTATTATACATGATGAAATTATAACTTTTGTTAAAGAAGATTTTACAATTAATACTAATCCTACTTATCACGATCCTGAATTAGATGAACCATATGCTTTAAAAATATTAAGTTTACCAGCATTAGGTAATTTAACTTATAATGATATTCCTGCATTCATAGGTCAAGAAATATTATTAGCTACATTAGAAACACAATTACTAAAATATTATCCTTTATCTAGTATTAAAGATGAATACATAGTTACATTTAATTATGTAGTATCAGATATAGGTTCAATGCAATACTCAGAATAATGGCGACAATGACAATAACAAAATTAAAAGACACTACAATAGCTTGTGGTGGATCTTTAGATTTTAATGGATCAAAAGGTATATATCAAGTAGACATCACTATAGGAACAGGAACAGGTTATACAGGTGTAGAATATGATGCTAATGATTTACCAGATAGATTTCAAATATATTATAATGGATTATTAATAAAAGATAGTAAATATGTAGGAGATGGTATACGCGGTAATCCTCCTGATTATTTTGGTTTAGTAGGTACAGATATAACTATACCTATATATCAATATAATAATACAGTTTTTGAAAATACTGGAGAAACAGCAAGAGTAATTGTTACTCAATCTGATGTAGCTGATAGAAGTCCAGAAGAACCTACTGCAGGAAGAGGTATACTTTATTTTAATAAAACAGAAGCTTTTCCAGCTACCTTTACAGTAGTAATTACTGGTGTAAGAGAATCAACGGGTTGGAAATTAAGAAGAATAATATGTCCTCAACCAACAATACCTATAATTCCTAAATAAATATTAATTATGCCAATAGAATGTAATCAAATATCAAATACAGTAAATTATTTACTAAATGCTTTTCAAGACTGTACTAAGTTAAAAGCAGAAGATATGCAGAAATTAGTAGAATTAATAGCTACTGTAAATAACTGTAATAATGGAGGAATTGCTTATAATACATTAGTTAGTGAATCACATGATGCTATTACTGAAGATTTAAATATTAATTATGCAGCCAATACTTTTCATGCAATAACTATAGTAGCTGTTAGAGGTAATATTGTTTATGATAATGTAGAAATACCTCAAGGTGCTTCTATCAATCTTGAATTTACCAATTTAAATCAATTTGAATTAGACTTTATTGTTCCTTTAGGAAGTAAAGCTCTTGTAAATTATATAATACAAACTACTTAATATGGCTTATGTAAAAATAGTATATCCCAATAGTGGTTCGGGTAGTGGAGGTGGTATAACAGATCATAATGATCTGTCAGGATTACAAGGTGGATTACAGCCAGACGAGTTTTATCATTTAAAGAAAAGTCAATATGATTTATTAGATGCTGTAATACAAGCTTCCATCATACATCCTTCATATACACAACCAAGTTCTAGTTTAAATATTAATTCTAATACTTTTGAAATAGGGTCTACTCAAGTAATTAATATAACTCAGACATTTAATAAAAATGATGCAGGTAATAAAACATCTGAATTTATAACTAAAAACGGTACAATTGTAACTAACACAAATACCTTTACAGAAAATTTATTTATAACTTCATCAAATGTAGTATATGGAGGTTATGTAAATTATAGTCAGGGATTATGTAATAAAACTAATAACCTAGGTAATATAGATTGTACTAATCAAATACCAGCAGGAACTGTAATATCTCCAATTAAAACAATATCAGGAGCCTTAAGAAGATATAGTGGATCAATAGATAATTTTCCTATAAGTGGAACAGAATTAAGAAATAAATTATTATCGAGTTCAGTTTTAAATACAGCTAATAATTTTACATTTAATACTGGTACTACCAATAAAAGATTTTTAATAGCTATACCTGGTAATAAAACATTAATATCAGTACAGAATACAGGAACAAACGAATTTTTAAATTTTATAACATATAATACTATTAGCTTTATTCCAGATGCAAGTGGTACAAATCAGGCTTATAAAGTTTATGTTTTAGAAAATGCAGTTCCATTCAGTTCAAACTATACTTTAAACGTAACAATAATATAATATGCCAACATTTGATTTAACCACACAGGTAAAAATAGTAAATCCCTCTACAGATGTAGATGCTTTAAAAGGTCCTTATAACTCAATATCAGAAGCTTTAGTAGCTACAGCAAACTTACGTAAAGAAGGTAGAACTGTAGTAATAATGGAAAATGGAAGTGCTGTAGAATACTGGTTTAAAGATGGTATTGCAGATGCTGATTTAGTTCTTAAAACAATAGATGTTAATGATATTAATGCAGATTATATTCCTTTAACAGGTACTACTCAATCACAACCAGTAACAGGAAATGTAATATTTAAAGCTGGATCAGAACCACAATCTTTAGAATTAATTAAAACATCTGGAATTTGGACACTTAATATAAAAGATGCAACAGGTACTTCTAAATCAACTATTACAGGAGCTGGTAAAGCTAATATAGGAGCTATAACAATAGATAGTACTACAAGAGGTATTAGTTCTACTATAGACCATTCCAGTGGAATACAGAGCTTAGATTACGTTCAAAAGATACATCTTGATGCAAAACTATCAACTAAAGCAGATTTAGTTAACGGTAAAGTTCCTGAAGCTCAATTACCAAGTTATATAGATCAAGTTCAAGAATATCCTACTAGACCTAACTTTCCTGCTACAGGACAACCCGATATTATATATGTAGCTGCAGATACAAGTACAGCTTATAGATGGAGTGGTACAACTTATGTACAAATAGGAAGCGGTTTAGTATTAGGTACAACTTCTTCTACAGCAGGTAGAGGAGATTATACACAAACAGCATATACTCATTCTCAAATAACTGGTGCAAATCCACACGCTACTACTCATGCTCAAATATTAAACCCTTTAGGAGGGCAATGGCATTTACAAGAAGCAGAACATACTTATCTAACAGATATAGTAGCTAACGATGATATAGGTAATATATATGATTTATTAAGACAAAATCCTACATATGTAACTCCAGTATCTTATATTCAATCAAATCCTAATGTATTTAATAGTTATGAAGTAGGTACTTCTGTAGGAGTTAATATTAGTCAATTTTATACTCAAAATAATGGTGGTAATCCAACTAGCCAAATAATATATAAAAATGCTAATACTGTATCTACAGCAAGTACATTTACTGAAACACTTACAGTTCCTAATGGAACGACTATATATTCAGGTAAAGTATTTTATGCACAAGGTAGTTGTTTAAATGATAACTTAGGTCAACAAAACTGTACAGGAAGAATACCTTCAGGTTCAACTAATTCTCCAGAACAAACAATTATGGGATTATATAGAAAATATGGTGGAAGCGTAAGTGCTTTCCCTACTAATGGAACTAATTTAAGAACTGCATTATTATCTTCTTCTGTAGTAAATTCAAGTAATACATTTAGTTTTACTACAGGAACAACTAATAGAAGATTTGTAATTGCAATACCTTCTACTAAAACACTAGTTTCAGCTCAGAATACAGGTACTAATGAATTTTTAACTTTTACATTAGATAATTCAGTTACTACTGTACCAGATGCTGCTAACACTTCAGTATCATATAAATATTATACTTTACAGAATGCTGTACCGTTTAGTAACAATTATACAATCAATGTAACAATATCTTAATATGGCTTTTGAAATAACAGAAAAATTAAAAGTAGTAAATCCTAATGCAAGTGCTGATAAACAAAAAGGTCCTTATGCAACTATACAAGATGCATTAACAGCAACAGCTAATTTAAGAGAGGTAGGTAGAACTGTTCTTATTGTAGAGAATCCTATTTATGATTCTTCTGGATTATATTTTATAGGGGGTCATGTAGTTGAATATTGGTTTGAAAATGGAATAGAAGATATTAATTTAGTAGCAAAAAAACCTATTATTAATCATACTGGTTTATTTGTAAATTATACCGCTCAATTTAATACTACTGTTGGTAATAATATCCAAACTTTTATAAATCAAAATAATAGAATACCTAATGGTTCATTTACAGTTACAGAAACTACTAAACCTGTATATATACAAGTTACTGAAAATTTAGCTAATGGTAATAGTAATCGTTTAGTATATGCGTTTATAGGTGGTACGGGGGTATGGGGAAATAGTACAGGTATAAACCCTACAGGAACAGCTACAAGTGCATCAATGTTTAAATTACTTAGTTCTAATGCAACTACTGTAGAAGATGTTACGAATGACCCTAATACTCGTACTATATCTTTAGGAGAATTAGCTGATGGAGATTATGTAACAGCAGCAAATAGTGTTTCAAGAGATTTATCTAATGATGAATTAATATATTACTTCAGCTATACACAAGAAGGGGTATTATATTTAGTTCAGTTTATAGGAGAAAATGGTATATATGGAGGGTCAGGAGAACAATTAGTTACAGAAGATTTTGCAACAAGTACAAATAGTGAAGTTAGTCCAGGGCAGGATTTAGCAAGTGTTCTTGCTTTAGGTAATACTGCTAATAATTCTATAAATCTAATTGCACCTTCAGGTAAAACAATAATAACTACAGGAGCAGTTAATGTATCGTATACAGGAGGAGCAAATACAGTTTCAGGTACGTTAGATACTTCAGGACTAACTTTAAAAACAAGTCCTACAGGAGTACAGGGTAAAATAGGTTCTAACAACTTAACAGGAACAGCTAAGTTTTATGAACTACCTAACTCAGAAATTGTTAATAATACTTTAGCTTTAGGTATTTCTGTAAATGGTGCCATTGCTGTAAGAGCAGGGACTAATGGTGTAATACCTTTAACAATATCTGGGAGTGGAGTATCACAAAACCTTGAGAGCGTTTTAAGCAACGGAAATCATACAGGTAATAATAATGACATAATATTCGATAATGAAAGAGCTGCTATATTTAAAGGAGGCAATCCTGCTGACCAGGCTATTTTTAGTTTCAACGACGAATTTAATTTAGATATATCACAGCCTGATTTTAAGGTAAACGGGAAATATAATGCTTTAACCGTAAATGGTGTAGAAGCAGATTTAAACGGTAATATTGATTTAGATACTCAATTAGGCAGTCAGTTTATACCAATTACAGGTACTACAGAAGACAATCCTGTTACTGGGGATGTAAATATTGATTATGGAGCTTCAGGGGCTACTATTAATTTTACAGATGGCACAGATTATTTATCTTCTTTATCTGACAACGGAACAAGATTTCTTTTTGGTGATAAAACTGGAATTGCTGTAGGTTTAAGCAGATCTTTAATGACTGAATCGCATGATTATTATTTACCTGATAAAGACGGAGAGATAGCTTTACTTGAAGATATCACAGGACACACAGGGTTATCAGATGATTTATTTATCGCAAACAGTTTATTTAAATATGACGTGCCTAACAATTTATTTGATGGGCGTAGTATGTATTATATTGGCAGCGATGGAGTAGAAAGATATTTAGATATTACCCCTTACGTTCCAAGTCGCGCTACATATCCAAGACTATTAACTAATTGGGTTTATGTAAATGGTAATGATATAATTATACATGGTACTACCAGTTATACTACAGGTGCTAATTTGTATGTGCTTATTTTAAAAGCAGACATGCAGGATGGAGTTATAAAAATTATTGATTTCGACTACAAAGAATATACAGATTTAGTTTACAGAGATTCAGGCAACAATATGTATGCAGTTCATGGTTGCAGGTTTTACAAAGAGTATTTGTATATGAATACAAGACTTGGAGTAGATGCGGCATTAGCTAAAACGCAACTAATAAAAATAAATCCTTATAATTTAAACGATTTTAAAGTTATTGAGTTAACAGGAATTGCTGGAAGTACAGGAGATATACAAGTTTCAGATGATGGTGTATTTTCAGTTTTATCTACGTCATCAACTACAGGTGGTTCATTAGTTAGAACTGATTTAAATCTTGATAATTTAACTATATTATCGTCAACTTTAAGCACAGGATCAACTAAAAGACTTTTATCAAGTGTACCGTTTTGTTTATACAAAGGAGATATTTATATCCCCACATATACCACAGGGACTACTGATATATTAAATAACTTTATAGGTTTAGATGTTTATAACGCTATAAGTGGTAAGTTAGTTAGAAACATGCCAAGTACAAGGGTAAGCACCGGAGCAACGTCAGGAATGACTATTTACCCTCACTGGATAGGTTTGTTTCAAGGTCAATTAATTATACATACAGCAACAGCAGGCACGACAACAAATCATTTGTTAATACGCATAGATACATCTGATTTAACTGTAAAAGAAAGTGTACCTATTAGTAATTTTTCAGGCTCAACAACAACGAGAATTACTGACAACAATAGTATTTCTAAAGAGGGTTTTATTTATTTAAATGAAGAATTAAACTCGGTTAATGGTAAATTGTATATTGTTAAATACAATGATTTTACTAATTTTCAAGCCGTAACACCTACAGGTAACGGGGGTTATTATTACTCAGGCGGTTCTCCTGACAGGCGTTACGATTATGATTATAAAAGCACTACTTTACAAACAGTTTTAAATAGTACATCTCCTGCATTAAGTATACCTACAAGTCCAGGTAACTTAACTATAGGAGTTAAAGTTAATGGTTCTACATTTAATACAGGTGTAGATGGTTATGCGGATTTAGGTACAATTTCAGGAGGTGGAGGAGGAACTACTTATACAGGAACTACTCCTATAGATGTAACAGGTTCTGTAATTTCTGTGTTAACGGATAGTGTACCTACTGCATCAAGCACTAATTTACTAAGTAGTGGTAATATTCTAACTGCTTTAAATTTAAAGGGTACTTTAGCTTCTACTAATACGTGGACTGCAATGAACACTTTTAGTAGTGGTTTTACAATTGGTAGTACTTTAGTATTTAGTGGGGATAATACAATAAGTATAGGGGGAGTAACAAACAGAGCAATGCGTATTTTTGCTACAAGTGGTTATTTTAACAGCTTAAGGCCTTCTAATACAACAAGTAATTTAGCTATACAAAGTTATGACCTTTCAGCTACTTGGTTATCTTTTGACAGGACTACAGGTGTAGGAACATTTACTTTTAGTCCTATAGTACCAACTCCTACAACAGCAACACAAGCTGCAAATAAAGGTTATGTAGATGGTTTAAATACAAAAGGAACAAATACTCAAAGTGGAGTTGGAGGAAGTACTATTACATATAATATTCCTCATGGATTAGGAGTAACACCAACTTACGCAAGAGCAGATGCAAAAAATGCTGCTTCAGCAGGAATTCAATTTGTAACATGGGATGCAACAAACATTATAATAACTTATAGCGTAGCCCCTGCATCTGGAACTAATAATCTATCTTGGGGTTGGATAGCTTTTAAATAAAATATGGCTTATATTACAATGACAGGACAGGCTTTTGATAGCCTTGCAGATTTAGCTTTACAAGCAGGTACAGAAGGAGTGGTAGTCTATGTTGCGTATGGTGTAAATCCAGACGATAGAGGTGGAGGAAATTATAGATGGTCTTCTACGGCTGTCAATACAGCAGATGGAATTAACTACATTCAAGTATCTGGTATGAGCGTAGGTAGATGGACAAGAATGAGAAATAATAATTACTCAACTGGAACTTTTAGTATTACTGTAGCTTTACTAACTTTAACTTATACTGTTTCTCACGGATTACCTTATATACCTTCAGGAATATTATTAGAGGCATTATCACAACAAGGAGCAATAGGCGATAGATGGATAAGTAATATAAACGCTACAACATTTACCGTTAATTATAGAAGTTTGCCTTTGGCAGGTTTAGCCACATATTTTTACACAGCAATACGTTAACCAATAATTCTTTTTATACAAATGGCACAATTCAATGCTTCTTTTTCAAAAGCTATCTCAGGTAGCATTCTTACATCAAGTGTATTAACACTTACAGATACCTCTAACTATGATATAAGCGATCCAGTAATTACTCGTAGTGATTTCTATGCTCGAAGATTTATAATTAGAGATATAAATAATACAATAATTCAAACTTTAACTTTAGTGGGTACAGATGTAGCAACTTTTAATGTAGGAAATCTCTTAAGTTTACAACCAGTTTATTTACAAATTACTTTTGAAGCAGTAGGTTATGGTGGAGCATACACAAGTATAGCACCATTTTATTTACCTACTTTAATTTCTTAAAATTATAATATGAGTACAATTAAAAGAACAGATTTAGTTAACTACTTAGTAGGTGTATCGGTAGCAATTTTTATTATTGCAGGTGCAGGCTATATAGGTATAGGTGGTTCTACAGGAGATAAAATAACAATATGGTTTGTAATTTCTGCTGTAGCTATAGGACTTGGATATGGTGCTTCTGTAGGTATAAATATATTACAGGGACAAAATCATCAATCAGGAGATTCAGCTAATCAAGAAGAAGAAAGAACAATTAAAGGTGCAGTTATTGCATCTATAATTACAAGTGGATTGTTTTCGTTATCTTCTATATTTGTGAAAATACCTGAAAAGCTTTATGGTATTGTATCATTATCTGGATTAGCTATATTCGTAATAGCGTTTGGATATTGGGGATTACCATCATTAATTAAAAAAATTAAAAAACAAATTTAAATAATGGATTTTAAAAAAGTATCAGAACATACAGCACTTTATTTTGCAAATGATAACAATGAAGTATATACTTCTTCGTATAGTAATGATTTAGATCAACATTATATATTTAAAGAAATATATACTACAACAGATTTACCTAATATAGTTAGTTTATCTAATTTGCAAATGGATGGTTTAACACCAATTAATCCAAACAAACCAATGTTTCCTAAGAAATAGTATATGAATAAAACAATAACATTAGGAGAATTATTTCCTTATATAATAACGTTAATATTAATATTTTCATTTAAATTTTCATGTAAAAATTGGAATTTATATTTATTTTGGCAACCCATTATAGATAATGTAATTCTTCTAATGTTATTAATTTTTATGTTACTTAATAGTAATACTTGGTATTGGATTAGTAAAAGATTATTATATGGTTTAATATTTATATTACTATTAAATACATATTCTAAATTATTTGGATTAGATCCTGTAGCTTATTATCACTGGTATGTAACACCTTTAGTTGCAATTTTGTATTCAAGTACTATCGCAGCTATTATTGAAGTAAGTTATAAATTATATACTATTAAAAAATGGAAATAAAATGGATTACTGATTTATTAGATAAATGGATTAGTTTAACAGATAAAAAAAAGTTAGCTTATATAACTGGAGCTTTGGGATTAATAGCAGGACTTATAATATTTTTTGGTCGTAAAAGTTACGAAAATCAATTAATTGATCAAAAAAATGAATTTACTAAAGAAAAGAATGAACTTATCATATCTTATAATGGCCGTATTAGCAGACTTGAGTATCTTAATAATTCCAAAGATTCTATCATCAGAGCAACTACAGAAGCACATATTAAATACGTTGAAAAAAATGAAGAACAAGTTAGAGATATTTTATTTTACACTAAAAAGTATAAAAAAGTAAAACAATGAAGACAATAGGATATATAATATCAATAGTAACAGTTGCTTTATTTACTTTTACTCCAAGAAGTAAAGTAGTAGAATTACAATTATATAATGCAACTTATGAAGATACTTGTAAGATTGACAGTTTAAACCAAGTATTATCTCAAAAGATTAATCATTATGAAAGTGAGAAAATGGAATTAATTAATCTTCAAAAAGAATTAGGAATTAGATAATAAAATTATGTCAAAATTTAGTCAAAGAAGTTTAGATACTTTAAAAGGAATACATCCTAGTTTAGTTAAAGTTTTAACTGAAGCTATTAAAAATACACCTGTAGACTTTACATTAACTAATGGAGTACGTACTACTAAAGAACAGCAGGAATTATATGCTAAAGGTAGAACTACTAAAGGTCCAATAGTTACAAAAGCTGATGGAATTAAAAATAAATCAAATCATCAAGTTAAAGCAGATGGTTATGGATATGCAGTAGATTTATATCCTTTTGTAAATGGATCTTTAGATTTAAATGATAAAGGAGATAATCTTAAAGTAATAGCTGCTCATATATTAGCAACTGCTAAATGTTTAGGAATAAAAGTAGAGTGGGGTGGGTCATGGAAAAGCATAATTGACAAACCACATTTTGAATTAAAATTATAATTATGAATAGAAATTTATATATATTAGGACTAATTATATTATTAATAACTTCATTTAGTATAGGAAGATGTACTAAAACATGTGAAGTAGTTCCTACTACAGTTACAGTAACAACTCCTGAAGTCAAAGGTCATTTTGACTCACCACAAGTATTAACTCCTCAAAGTACTACTTTAAAAACAGTTATTAAATGGAGAGATACAGTTATAACTATTCCACAAGTTAATCAAGAATTAATGGAAAAGTATTTAGCTTTACAGAATGAAACTGATTTAGTTAAGAAAGAAAATAGTCAATTAAAGTTATATAGTGATGCTATTACTATTAATGATTATGAAACTCCATTTGAAGATGACAATGTTAAGATAGTTATTAAAGCTAAAACACAAGGTAAACTATTAGATATTAAACCTGATTATACAATTAAATCTAAAACTTTAATTGTACCAGTAAATATACCTAAACCTAAAGAAAGAGTATTTAGTTTAAATGCAGGATTACAATTATCATCTACTAAAGATTTAACTAAATTTGATCCAGCAGTTAAATTAGATTTAATTGGTAAGAAGAATATATTATCGGCATCGTATTCAAAAGATGGTTATATTTCAGTAGGATATACTATTCCATTATTCTCTATTAAGAAATAATTAGATTTAAATATAAAATAAATACAATTTTATTTGGAAATATCAAATATTTGTATTACCTTTGTATTTAAATATTAAAAGAATTTATGGAAGAATTAAATGATATTAAAAGTTGGTTATTAAATCATAGAGGTTATTTGAAAAAATCTCCTTATATATTATCACAAAGATTAAATATAGATTACCATTTAGCAGTTGAAGCATTAAGAGATATAAAACAGTTTGTAAAAGTTATTGATGATGCTACTAAAGAAGTTAAAAGAAATTTAGATAAAGACTTTTCAGAAAGAGCAATATTTGCTAAAGAGTTAATTAAAGATAATAAATCAAATTCATTTAGAGAGGCTTTTAAAAACATTAAAGGTATTGCTTGGCAAAAAGAACCAACTGTTAATAAATCTATAACTGGTAAAAATGTTTTAGTAATTGGAGATTTACATTTACCATTTAGTTTAGATGGTTATTTAGAACATTGTTTAAATACTTACAAGTTATATAATTGTGATGAAGTAATATTTATAGGTGATATAATAGACAATCATGCGTCTTCTTATCATGAATCTGATCCAGATGGACATAGTGCAGGACAAGAATTAGAACGAGCTATTTATGAAGTATCTAAATGGTACAAAGCATTTCCTAAAGCAACGGTTATAATCGGAAATCACGACCGTATAATAATGCGTAAAGCACATTCAAGTGGTTTGTCTAAACGTTGGATTAAAGATTATGCTGAAGTATTAGGAACTCCTAATTGGAACTTTACTGAATCAATTGAAATTGATGATGTATTATATATACACGGTGAAGGTGGTACTGCTAGAAATAGAGTTAAATCTGATTTACAATCTATAGTACAGGGTCATTTACATACACAATGTTATACTGAATGGTACGTTGGTTCTAAATTTAAAATCTTTGGAATGCAGGTAGGTTGTGGTATAGATCATAAATCATATGCTATGGCTTATGCTAAAGAAAATAAAAAACCGGCTATTGCATGTGGAGTAGTATTACAAGGTAAAACTCCTATTAATATAATGATGGAATTATAAAATAAATAATAACAACTCAAGGTATTCAGAAATGAGTACCTTTTTTTATACCTTAAAATCAATGCTCGTAGAAAAACTTACGTATGACGTGCGAGAGGCCGTTAAACAGTACACAGATGACTCAGAATTAAGCGATTTACATATTCTATATCTATATAGCTTAAAGAGATCAAAGTATCTTAGAAACGATTTAAATCAACTTACACGTACAATAGATAATTCAATACTTCAAACTCTATGTTTAGAAGTAGAAGAAGTTAGTATTGCTCAATGTGGATTTGATTATGAATGTGGAACTATTATGAGAACTGTAAGACCTATTCCTAAACCTTTGGAATTGCATCTTAAAAGTGCTATAACCAGTATTAAACCATCTAATAGAATTGCAATACCATTTAATTTTGTTAGTAAAGATAGAGCTATATATAGTAAATATAGTAAGTTTAATAAATCTATTTATACATTTATAGATAATGATTTATATGTTTACTTTATTAGTCAATCTAATGCAATTAAATTATTAGACTGTGTAACTATAACTGGAATATTTGAAGATCCATTAGAACTAAAGAATTATAAGGATTGCTGTGGATGTAATGATAGTAATATATGTTTTGATATAATGACTACAGATTATCCATTACAATCACATCATATAGATTCTATTAGAGAAGAAATTATACGAAATTATATAAGAACTATTCAGATACCTGAAGATAAGACTAATGACGCTAATGATTAACACACCAAGAACAGAGGGTAGGATTATCACGGATTACGGTATGAATGATTATTATAAATTTTATAAATCGAATTCTAAGAATCCAGTAGATAAAGGTAAGTTTAATAAAGTAATATCTGAATTTAATAAAAAGATTGTTAATTTAATAATTGAAGAAGGATTAGAATATAAACCTACAGTATTGCATTTTAACTTTTGTGTTAGAAAGATTAAGTATATTCCCCATTTAGATGAAAATAATAAGTTAATTAACAATTCACCTATTGATTGGAAGTCAACTAAACAATTATGGGATGAAAGTGAAGAAGCTAAGAATAAAAAAGTTATACTTAGATTTCTAAACAATCACACTTCTAAATATGTTTATAGAATTAAAGCTACTAAATCAGGTGCTAAGTATAGAAATAAGAAAGTATATAGATTTAAAGCTTGTAGATCATTTCAAAGATTGTTAGCTAAAAGAATAATGGATGAAGATAAAGATCCATATAATGCACATTTATTATATAAATTATGAGTTATAACGGTAAAACAACATCAGTATCAGAAATATTATGGAGAGTACTTCGTAATCCTATATGTCAAGATTTAACTTTAGATCAAGCTAGTGAATTTGCATTAGAGTTTTTAAGATTAATTGGAGCACCATTAGCATTTTTAGATAAAGTTGATGAAATTAAAATTAGTAATTATAAAGGTTTGCTTCCAGATAATTTATTAGAAATAAGAGGAATAAGATCTGAAGGTAGAGCATTGAGATATGCTACAGATTTATATCACCAATCAATAGATAATAATGGTCATGATTATCATCAAGAATATACTTATATAATTCAAGATTGTATAATTACTACATCATTTAGAGAAGGTTGTGTAGAAGTATCTTATAAAGCTATATCTACAGATGAAATAGGTTATCCACTTATTCCAGATAATGAATCTTATAAAATGGGATTAGAGTATTATATATTAAATAGATATGTAGAACCTTTATGGATTATGGGTAAATTACCAGATAAAGTATTTCAATATATATCACAACAAAGAGATTGGTATTTAGGTCAAGCATCAAGTAGTTTAGTTGTAGCTAATGCAGATCATTTACAGTCTATTATGAATGGTATTAATCGTGTACTTATTAATACAAATGCTTTTGATAACTTTTATAAAAATTACGGAAATAAAGAACGTCTCATAAAATATTAAGATATGATAAATAAAAAAAGTAGATATTCTTATAGAGGTATGAATATGGATATATCTAAATCATTACATAATCCAGAATTCTACTTTGAAGGTAATAATATTAGAATTGTTGCAACAGATAGTAAAAGTACAGGTTCTGTTACTAATGAGAAAGGTAATACTTTAGTAACTATTATTCCAACACCTATTATTAATTCTGAAACTAATACAATTGATTATTCAGTATTTGAAGTATTAAAGTCATTACCTTATGATATAAATGGAGATGTACAACCACGTAATGAAATAGAATCTAGTTATTATATATCTGATAATGTATATAAAACTTCAGGAGAACAACGTATTATAGGTCATGGTTTAGTTAGAGATGCTTTTATAGTATTTAGTACTGATAATAATGGTTTTGATTGTATATGGAAAGTAAGTGATAAATCATATGATATAGAACTATTGTATATGCGTAATATGGGATTTAATGAAAAATATCCTATACAATGTATTAATAACTATGAAAATAAGATTATTGATAAGATATATTGGGTTAATGGTAAAAATCAAATGTGTTTTATTAATATTTATCATTCAACTGAAAACCAAGATTTAGAAAATTTAATTGATTTAAATTTCGACAGTATTCAAATGGTTGGTACTTTTGAATTAGATCAACCAGAAATAATTGATATTGCAAGTGGTGGTATTCATACTTCAGGTATGATACAATATGCTTATAATTTATATAGAATTAATGGTAGTCAAACTAAAATAAGTCCTTTAACTGAATTAATTCCATTAAATAAAGAAGAGAATAATGGTGGTGGAGATTTAAATGAAATAGTAGGTACAATACCAGTTATTAAAATAGATAATTTAGATAGTGATTACACTAATTTAAAATTGTATGCTATCAAATATACTTCATATAATCAAGTACCACAAGTATCTTTAATATTAGATCGAGATATAACTACAGTTGATAATATAATTTATTATGATGATGGTAATATAATTGAAGATTTATCATTAGAAGAATTTTTATTCTTAGGTTCAGATATAGTTATACCTAAACATATCAATACTAAAAAGAATTATATGTTTTTAGCTAATTATAGTGAAAAAAACTTTGATGTTAGTAATTATGATAAAGAAAATAGTATTGATTTAAGAGCTTATAGTTTTCCTATCAATAGTAATACTACAAATATTTACGATAACTTAGAAGAAGATAATTCAGGTACTATCATATCATCTGAACCACCAATAGTTATTAATCAAAGTGTTATTGATAATATAACGAAAGTTCCTTATAAACATTCTTCTATTAATATTAATTATGATACTAATTCTTTTCAATTTAATAATAATATATTAGGTGGTGAAGGTGCTTATATTAAATATAGAATTGTTAGAAATCAAATAGGTATTAATGAATTTAGTGAGAGTGATAGTAAAGGTAAATTTTTAAAAGATAATGAAGTTTATAGATTAGCTATTCAATTTTATAATAAATACGGTCAAAATAGTTTACCTAAATGGATAGCTGATTTTAAAAATATTATATTAAATAATCAATCTAATTTAAATGGATATTATGCATCTATAGAAATTACACTTAAACCATCATTTTATATATGGTTAAATGATAATAATAATTTTTTAGATGAAAATGGACTATATGATGACTTTTTAAAACCCGTTGGATATAGATTACTTAGAGCTGAAAGAACTCTCTTAGATCGTACTATATTGTGTCAGGGAATACTTAACGGTATGATGGGTACATTAGTAGATCGTAGCGGAGATAATGTTACACCAGATCAAATAGCTAAAGTTAATGCTGCTAATAAGATACCATCTATGATGCGTAGATTTGATGAATATTTATGTCCTCAACGTGCAATGGAAACATATGCAAGATTAGATAGATTTGATTCAGACACACATCCTCAATTAGTTCCGGGTGGTTATAGTGCATCTGCAGGTAATGAAGTATATAAATCTCCAGCATCATCAGGATGGACATTTGGTACATTCCAGTTTAATAAACTAATGCAATTGTTTTCACCTGAAATAACTTTTAATACAATTCAAACTTTAAATCAAACTAAATTAAGAGTAATTGGTGGTGTTAAAAATGACTATAATGCTTATTGGGGACAACGTAGAAGTACTGGAACACAAATTATAGATGAAGCAAAAGTATTTAATGCTATAAGTATACATGATGTTAAATCAAGACTTTCAGGTAATTTAATTAATATTGCAGGTGTTGGTGGAGAATTATCTAGATTTGGATGGTTTGGTCCAAGAGCTGATACTGTAATGGAATTTTCACAAACTTATCGTAAATATACAGGAACGTATTTATCTGCTTATAATGAATATGATATATATGGATCTCCTGAAATAACTAATTTAGGACAAGGTAGAACTCCTTATAATGATGATAATGAACTAATTTATTACAATTCATTACAACAACTTGCAACTGATACTGGAGAAGGAAGTGCTGATAATCCTAATACTGGATTAGATACTGTAAACACATATGGAGCTAAAACAATTACTTTAGCGTTAGGTAATGACAATTTACTAACACAAAATAGAAAAGGATTAGAAGATTTATATACAGAATCTAATATAAATGATACGTCTGTTGGAATGTTAGGTGAATTAGTTATAGATAATAATCTAATATATTTAGGTAATATATATGGTGGTAATACTTATGAATCTAAAAAACGTAGTAACTATATAGAAGTAGGTAATTATAATCCTATTGATAATAATATTTATAATTGTTTACATTTAGGTGATACATTCGTATCTAATTTTAGATTTACTAAGTTAGTTAAAACTGAAACTGAAGTATATTCTGATAGAGCTCAACAAGTTACTGAAATAGTTGAATTTAAAGTTGAAACGACTATTGATTTAAAAAATAGAAGTGATTTAAGTCTGACTGAATGGGATAATAGATTTCAACCAAGATATGATGAATATCAAAAATATAATACTGTTTATTCACAAGATAATAATTTAATTATACGTAAGGATTTAGATTATAAATTTAAAACTGTTAATTCATTTGATACTAATATAATTGCGAGTAAAGTTAAAGTTGCTGGTGAAATAATTGATAGTTGGACTGATTTACAAGTTAATAATACAATGACTTTAAATGGTAAATATGGACCAATTAATTCTTTACATGAGTTTAGAGGTGAATTATTTACATTTCAAGATTCAGCTTTAGCAGCAATATCAATACTTCCACGAGTACAAATTCCAGGAAATGATGGTATATCTATTGAATTAGGTAATGGTTCAGTACTTCAAGAATATAATTATATTAGTACTAATTCAGGTACTAAGAATAAATGGAGTATTGTTAATTCACCTACAAGTGTTTATTATTACGATAGTCTTAATAATTCTATTAATATATATAAAGGTGGTATAGGAGGTTTAACTGATTCTAAAGGTTTACATACTTATCTTAATAATAATATAACTGAAAACTTAATAACAGATAATCCGTTTATTAAAACAGGAATATCGTCTTCATTTGATTATATTAATAATGATGTATTATTCACTTTTTTACAATTTGATAAATCGTTTACAGTATCTTATAATGAAGGTACAGAATCATTTACTTCATTTTATGATTATAAACCTAGCATGTATATAAGTAGAGGTAATAATTTAATTACTACAGATCCTACTAATACTAAACTTTATAAACAATATCAAGGTAATTATAATCAATTTTATGATACATATTATCCATCTAATATTACATTACTTGTTAATCCACAACCTGATAATGATACAGTATTTGATAATATTGAGTATAAAACTGAAGTATATTTAGATAATGTAGATCAACCTAATATAACATTATCTAAAGTTCAACTATATAGCGAATATCAAAACTCTGGTTTAGTACCTATAGTTCCAGGTAGACAATCTAATGCAAGACGTAGATTTAGAGATTGGAATGTAATGTTACCAAGAGAAGAAAATACTCGTAATAGGATAAGAAATCCTTGGGTGTATTTAAAAGTACAATTTGATAATGAAAATAATTATAAGTTAATTTTACATTCAATTATTGTATCTTATAGTGTTTAATTAATAAAGCTAGATAGAGTATCATCAATATAAGATATATTTTATCTAGCTTTTTATTTGGAATTAAAATTACAATGTATTATATTTGTAAAACAAATATATGTTAATATATAAATTAAATGAAAAGAACAGATTTAAATAGTTTTAATACAGGTGGTAAACATTCTGAAAACGAAAACGGTGGTATATTAATGGGTCAAGGACAAAATGGTCAACCTAATACTGTAGAACAAGGTGAGACAATGAAGTCTGGTTTTGTTTATAGTGATACAGTTAAACTTAATAAAAATACTTTAAAACAATTTAACTTACCTAAATCATGGGAAGGTAAAACAATTGCTGAAGTAAGTAAAGTTATTGATAATAAATTTAAAGATCGTAATGATAAAATATCAATATCTACTAAGACTGGAATGTTAGATTTAATTGGTCAAGCACAAGAATCTATTAAAGCTGAATCACAACCTAATAAACAACAAGTAGATCAAAATCAAATGTTTTTAGGAGGAGATATAGCAGGAGGGGATATGAGTTCAATGATGGGAATGCCTGGAGTTAGTGACGGACTTCAAGGAATTTCTTCATTAGCTTCAGGTGATAAAGATCAAGCTTTAAGATCAGGCATTAAAGCAGCAGGTACTATTGGAGGTACAGCTATTGGTGGTCCTATAGGAGGAGCTATTGGTGGAATGGTTGGTGATTTTGCAGGTAGTTTTGTAGGTAAACGTAGAATGCAAAGAGAAGCTGAACAATTAAGTAGAGATAATGCTATTGCAAGTAATAGTGTATATACTAGTGATTTTAAATATGGAGGTAAAATGAATAATTATGCTGTAGGTGGACCTTTACAACCATCTAGTATACCAGATCCTAATTATATACCTAATTTAAATGGTAGACAATTACCTTTAGATAATAATTATATTAATCAACAAAATTTATTATCTACTGAGAATACATTACCTACTTATGATGTACAAACTCCTACAGATACTTTTAGTAATAATATACAATATCCTAAAGGTAGTTTAAAACCAGCAGTTGATTGGTTAGGTAATAATTATGGTGATATAATGAGATATGCTCCTGTAGCAGCTAATGCTTTACAATTAGCTAATCTTAAAAAACCTGGGTATGAGAATTTAAATAGATTAAATAATCATTATCAACAACAATATGTAGATGAACGTTCATTACAAAATATTGCAGGTAATGAATTAGATAATGTTTCTAATAGTTTAGCAGGAGTAACTAATGGTTCATCTGGAGCATTAAGAAGTAATTTATTAGGTGCGAGTTTAAATAGAGGTAAAACTTTATCAGATTCCTATTTAAATGCTAATGCTCAGAATAGACAACAAAATCAAGTTGCTCAACAATTTAATTTAAATGTAGATCAAACTAACCTTCAACAATCTAATCAAGAACTAGATATTAATGATAGAAATCAAGCTTCATATAGAAATGCTAAATCTAAATTAATAGCTCAATTAGGTTCAGATATAGGTGAAATAGGTAAAGAACAAGTACTTAAAAAAATTGCTACTACAATGTACGGTTATAGAAGTGACGGTAGTTATTTTATTAAACCTGATGGAACTAAAATTAGTAAAGACGAGTTTAAAAAAGAAGTTGAAGCAGAGAATAATCCTAATAGTAAAAAGTTAGGTGGAATGTTATTAAATAAAAATAAGTAATGGCAGAGTTTAACAGATACGATAATATAAGTGTAAGTAAGTTTGATCCAATGTCATATCAAGAGATAATGGCACCTGCTGCAATGATGCGTGGTAGACATGATCAATTAGCTGCTCAACAAGAAGCTTTGAGACAAGGATTAGCTAAAGTAGATCCATTAGATGTGCATTATAACGAAGCTTTAAAGTATAAGAATGATATTAATAATCAAATTAATAATCAAGCTGAATTACTAGCTAAAGAAGGTTTTAATCCTAATAGTACATCTCAATTTATACAACTTAATAGAAAGTATAATGATTTAATATCTCCTACTGGTAAGTTAGGTCAAATAAATGCAGCGAAACAAGTTTATAATAAACAATTAGAAGATTATGTTGAAGATGCTACTAAGAATAAAGGTTGGTCTAGAGAAGTTGCTTTAGCTAATTGGCAAAATAACGTACAAAAACCTTATACAGGATTTGATAACAACGGTAATATAACTAATGTAGGTTCTTATGGAGCACCTAAATATGTAGATGTATCTGCAAGAGTTCAAGATTATGCTAAACAAGTAGGTTTAACTACTGAAGAATTTGCTAATGCATCAGGAGCTTTACAGTTTGATCAAACAGGTAATAGATATGTTGTTAATAAAGATTCTAAGAATGCTACTTCTAGTAATATAAATCAATTGCAAGCTTTAGCTAACTTAATGACTAGAGAGTTATCAGATCCAAGTTCTGAAACAAGACGTTCTGTAGATTTTAGTGGTAGAAACCCTAATACTGTATTACAAGATATTCAATCACAATTAGGTATATATAGAACAGATAAAACATCTAGAGAATCTGGTTATTCAGTTGGTTCTGTAGATTGGAGTAAGCCTGATGAAAATGATCCTTCAGGAATGATTATTAGTAATGATAGTACATTAAGAAGTGATGCTATAGGAGTTCCTACATTTAACGGAGTTAGAGAATCTATTAATAAATTGAATAATTCACCATCATTAAATCCTGCAGATAGAGCTAAATTAGATGATTTACAAGAGCTTAAAGCTGCTGCTGAAGTTAAAATGTTAAAAGATCCTGAATATAATAAAGCTTTAAAAGAATATAATGAAGCTAAAAAGTCTGTACCTAAAAAAGATGATTCTAGTATGTACAGATATGATCCTAAACAAGCTGAAGGTTTTAATAGAGTTAAAAGAGCTGAATCTAAATTAAATGAAATTCAAGATAACTATTGGAAACAGTCTTCATCTATGAGACATAATTATTCTTATTTACCATCTACACCTAAAGAAGAATCGGTTTGGAATTTACATAATGAAAATGTATTTAATACTTTAAGAGGTGTTGGAGATTTAGGTAATGTATTAGATTTAACTAGCATTCATACAACTGGTGGTAGTAAAAAAGATTTAACTCCTAATGATGTTACTAATGTTCAAGATTTATTAAAGAATGGTGATCCTAAATCATTTAAAATTAATAATATTAAAACTTATGGTGATAATAAAACTCCTGAAATAACCATGACATTTAATACTTTAAAAGGTGCTAAAGAATATGATACTAAAGGAGTAGCTTGGAGTGATGAATATGGTGGTGAAGAAAAACCTGTCACAGTTACATTTAAACTTAAGAGATTATCTAATGCACCTGACACAGGTTCTGCTGCAGGATTTAAGAACTTAACTGGTGCTATAGCAGGATTCTATAAAGATAAAGGCGGTAAAAATGAAATAACTGGTAATCATCAAGGTAGTGAAGTTTATACATCATTAATTGAAAATGCTTATAGAGATGTTTCTAATGAAGAATTATATGCTAGAGCACAAACTGATAGTGATGCAAGAGAAGCATTAATGATTAGAGTTGCTAAACGACAAAAAAAATAATAGATGTTACAACCAAATAAAGATAAAGCTAAAAGTTATGATGATGCTTTTTTAGATCACATTGCAGAAAGTGATTCATTTAAACAATGGTCAACTCCTACTAATACTAAATTAGCCACAACTAATGCTTTTGATACTGAAAGACATACTGCTGATATTAATACTTCTAATCAAGATAATTTGAATGAGGGAGTTAATCCATATTTAAATCAATTTGCTGATATTAATGCTAGTGATCCATTTAATGAGATTAGAGCTAATAACCAATCTTGGCAAAGTAAATCATTATCTGGAGTAGGTAGAATATTAACTAAAGCAACATCAGAAATAGCTAAACTTCCGGGAGTTGTAGTTGGTAGTATTGCAGCACCATTTGCTGAAGACGGTCAAGGTTTTGAAACAGCATTCAATAATCCTTGGGTTAAAGCTGTTAATAAATTAAATGAAGATGTTAATACTGAATTATTACCAGTATATGTTAAGAAAGCTGTAAGCGAAGGAAATCTATGGGACAATATAAGTTCTGTAGATTTCTGGGCTACAGAAGGTGCTGACGGTATTGGATTTATAGCTTCAATGTTAGCTCCAGGTGCAGCATTAAAATCATTAGGATTAGGTAATAAAATATTAGGTACTACAGCTAAAGGTTTATCTATGATTAATGGAGAAGCTAAATTAGCAGGTGCTACACAAGCTTTAACTGAATTAGGTATAACTGCTGAAGGAATTGATTTAACAGCTACAACGTTAGCTAATACCTTATTTGAATCAGGTTCAGAAGCAGGTTCAGCTATGGATAACTTTCAGAAAGATTTAGATGAACAATTGAAAGCTGGGACTATTGATACAGAACAATATGATACTTTAATACAACAGAAAGGTAAACTTGGTAGAGATATATTTCTATCTAACGTTGCTATACTACTTGGTCCAAATGCAATACAGTCTAAGATGTTGTGGGGTAAAGCAGGAGCTAAATCATTAGTGACTGAACTTACACCTTCAATAGGTAAGAAAGTTCTTAACAGAGCTTCTAATGTAGCTTTAGCAACTGGTTCTGAAGGTTTCTTTGAAGAAGGTTTACAATCTACAGTTGAAACTATGTTTAGTAAAGGTGCTAAACAAAATGAATTAACTGATAATATAACTGATGATTTTAATGTTGGTGAATTAGCAAATTCTTATTTAGATATGGTTAGTTCAACTGAAGGTCAGAAAGCTATATTCTTGGGTGGAATATTAGGTGGTGGAATGTCTGCTTATCAAGGTGCTAAATCTGATATAACTAATCGAAATTCTACTAATAACTTAATTAGTTTTACTCAAGGTAAAGTAAATACTTTTAATAATATATATGAAACTGATCCTTATATTAGAAACGAACAAGGTTCTATTATATTAGATGATGAAGGTAAACCAACTTATGACCCAGTTAAAGTTAAACAAGTAGCTGAAGCATTAGAATTTACTGAAAGACAAAGTCAATTATTTGATGAAGCTGTAGCTAATGGTGATACTGAAACTGTAAATCAATTTAAAGATCAAGCTATTAATCAATTAATTACTCCATTTATTACTCAAGGTGAAATGGGAATTGACGCTTTAAAACAATATTTAGAACAATCTAGACAAACTGAAGAATTAGCTACTGATGAAGATTCTAAAACTTTAGTTAAAGATATTGTGGATAAAGCATCTTATATGCAGAAACAATATGAAAGTTATAAAGACTTTAGTAATTCGTTAATTAAATTAGATAATATTGGTACTGAAGATGATAAAACTTCATTTTATAATAGATTAGCTGACACTTATATTAATTTAAAAGGTGATGAATATACTCAACGTAATAAACTTCAGGAATTAAATAGTACTAAAGATAATTTATTAAAAGAATTAAGAAATAATGAAAACGTTCGTACAGAAGATATAGTTGATTCTAATGCTACAGAAGATATATTTAAATATAGATATGAACAAGATCCTCGTATTAAACTTATAAATAGTCAAATTAATCAATCTAAAAGTGATTTAAAAGAAACTGACGATTTAGTTAATAATTTAATATGGGATAATACTGAAATTAATAAAGCTTTTAAGAATTATGTCAATGTTAATAATAAAACTAGAGAAGATAATAGTCCAGAAAATATAACTAAAGTAACTGATGAAACAACTAAAGTTAATGAAGCTACTACTATTGAAGAATTAAATGAAGTTAAACCAACTAATCCTGTAGTTAAACAACAAGTTCAAGCTAAGAAAGAAGAGTTTAAACAACAAGAAATCGCTTTAGAAGATACACAACGTCAAGAGATTATTAATGAAGAATTAGGTGTACAAATTAATCCTGAAACACAATCTAATTTTGATAGTTTATTTGAAGAACAACCTGTTCAAGTACAACCTGTAGTTAATGAAGCTCAAGAAGTATTAGGTTTAGAAACTGCTAGAAAAGGTGATAAAGGAATTTACTTTACTAACTTTAAAGGTCTAAGACAAGACTGGGAAAAAGATAAAGAAGTTACTGTAAAAGCTGTATCTAAAATAGGAGTGTTATTTGAAGGTGAAAAAGATTGGAAAAACTTTAATGAAAGATGGCATAATTTTAGAAATTTAACTAAAGAAGCTGAATTAAACAAACCTAAAGTAGTTAAAACTTATACTAATATAGACTCTACAGAGGGTTCTGAAGTTACAGATGAACTTACACCTACCGAAGGTATTAATAATGCAGTAGAAGAACTTAATTCAATCAATACAGGTGATGTAGATAATGGTAAAGGTGTTAAAGTGATTTCTACTAATAAGAATACTGGTGAACCATTATCTTTTATAATCGAACAGTTTCCTAATTATGTTGCTTATGAAAGAACTCCTATAGATAAAACAGGTAAACAAGTTGGTTTTGAAGTTAATTTAAATCCTGGAAATAATATTAATGTTAATAAAGCTTTAGAATTATTTAAAAGAAATGATTTTAATGATAGAAAACTATTATTTGATTACTTACCTATTAATGTTAAGTTTACAGATGAAGTTAAAGCACCTATTGAAACTCGACGTGTTAATGACGCAATAGATCCATCCACTGAAATACTTAGAACTGAAATTATATCTAGATTAATACAAGGTCAACCTATAGATAATATTAAAGGTTCTGTACAAGGTCAATATAAAGGTTTATTAAAAGTAGAATCATCTACTGCTGAAAATAACATAATGGATTTAGACGGAATCAAAGATTTAAATTATATTAGACAAAATCTTTACGTTATTAATGCATTTGGTCAATTACAGAATATTATTACTGGTGAAACTCAATTATTTAAAAATCCATTTACTAATAATATGGATAGAAGTAAGGAGAATGCTAAAGGTGAAATATATTTAATGATACCTCAAGCTAATGGTACACCATTTCCATTAAAACTTAATATTAAAAAGATTAATAATTTAGAAGCTGATATAATTTATAATATACATAAAGAAATTTTAACTAATAATAAATCATTTAATACTACAGTTGGAGAAGTTAACGATAGTTTACGTAATAATATATTAGATAATTTTAATTCTGAACTTGAAATAATTGGTGGTATTAAAGAAGATGTTAAACTATTTGATATAATAGATTTAATACTTTATAGTAATACTACTAATATTAAATCACAGATTAGAATTGAAAATAATAGTTTATTATTTGGTAATCAAGTAGCTAATTTAGATAATATAGATTTACAAAAAGATAATATAATTAATTTCTTAACTAATGTAAAAAGACATCAAGTTAAAATATCTCCTAAATCTGAAACTGATAATACTAAAACTAATATTCAATCTAATTCAGCAGATTATTTAAAATACTTAGTTAACAATAAAATATTATCCACTAATGCTGTAGTTAATGAGCCTACATTTCAAGGTTATACTAATATATATCTTAATCCTACAGTATCGTTAGAATCAAATGTTAAACCTATTTCTAATATTAAAGATAAGTTGTCTAAGATTAAAACTATAGATGATTTAACTGAATCATATAATAGTTTATCTCCTGAACAACAGTCATTATATAAACAAGAGTTTAGTAATAGAAAAAATGCTATTAAAACTGGAGTTAATGCTAATGTAAATATATCTGAACAAGGTGCTGAAATAGCTGCAAATAACTTTACAGGATTAGATTTTAATACTACTGAAGAAATTCCATTATCTACAGGTATTCAATTTTTAAATGATAATAATAGGAATAATGAAAATAATTTTGTATCTTTGTCTGAAATAGAAGGAACTATGGAAAATACTCAAGTTAAAGAAGTTCAATCTGAAGTTTATGAAGTACCTACTGATGCTAGAGATCGTAAACAAGATATTGATAGATTAGCTTCATTGATTAAAAGAATGCAGTCTGGTAAAGAACTTAAAGCTAATGAAGTTAGTGATTATAATAAATTTAAAAATGCATATCCGTCAGAATATGAAAAACGATGTAAATAATGGCATGTAAAGTAATAGTTAATGGAAGTCAATCTAATTTATTTAATACTATATTAGAAGCTTATAATGGAGATGAAGAGTTAGCAACAGCTCTTCATTCTCATTTTAATTCACAAGAATTTATTAAATATTTTGGTAATTGGCAAGAAGATTATAATTCTGATATTAAAGAATCTGATTATAGTTATAATAAAGATACTTCTCGTATTGAAGATAATGGTGAACCTAAATTATTTAAAGATAATAAAGGTGATTACTATTATATAGATAAATATAAGAATAAAGAGTATCTAATATTTAATAGTAAAAGTTTAAATTCATTATTTAAGTTTTCAGAAATAAAGTTATTAACTAAAGTATTAGCAAATAGTTTTATTAAAAATAATCTTAACATAGATTTTGAAAATATAGATTTAAGTAATACTACTGGATCTATTAAACAATCTGTTATAGATAAAGTTAATGAAAGAATAAATACTTTTAATGCTACTGATGATTATTTATGGGAAGATAAGGCTGAATTATTACAAGAAGCTTTAAATAATAACTTAGATGAATTAGTAACTAATGTTAAAAACTATTTACAACAATCTAAAATATCTACTAATGAATTTAAGAATGATAATTTAGAAGATACTGAATTAGAGAATATTGAAATATCTGAGAATGAGAAAGATCCTGGATTTGGGAATTCGTCATTTGAAAGAAGTAGTAAAGATAATATATCTGCTAATGTAAAACTTAGATTGTCATTAATTGAAGATACTTCTGAAAAAGATAGATTTTTAAATGATGTTGTATATGTAGACTTTGATGAAATATATGTAACTTTATTAAATAATTTAAATAGTAAAATTGCTTTAGATATTGATGGTCAAGAAGATTTATTTAATATTTATAAAGAAGAAGTAAGTAAATTAATTAATAAGAAACCTTATTTTAAAGAATTATATAGATTATTATCTAATCCAGATTTATCTAATAATATTAAAGCTGAATTTGTACAAGCATTTAATTTAGATAAAAATGTATTTAATACTTCAATTACTAAGAATGTAATTAAAGTTAATACATTACCTGCAGAAACGTTACCAGATGGTAGTATTATTACACGTAAAGAAACAGTTAATAATGTTAATCATGACGTATTAAATGTAGCTAATGTAGGTTCTAGAGAAACTGAAGTATTTAATCAATGGAATAATAATTTTAAAGTTAGATATACTGAATTAGTTGACGGTAATATTATTATTAATCCTAGTAATAGAGATATTATTAAAGGATTTAAAAATGATTTAACTAAAATTAAACTTAATAAAGATATTCCTGCATTAGTAACTTTACTTAGAAAACTAGGTATTGAAACTACTTCTAAAGGATTTGAACATTACTTAGATAACTTAGAATTAATTAATCAAGATAATGAACTATCTAATAAAATATTAAATAATACAATTACAGATTTAGGTTATTTCATTGATAATGTTATTAATAATAAGAATACTAATTATGATAACATATTAAATGATCAATCTATATTTAGAGATATAGCTAGAGCTGAAGCATTTTATATATCTGAAGGTTCAGATTCATCAGTATTTACAGCAGGTAAGCAAAAGTGGGTATATTCATATCCATCATATTTATCTAGTAAAATTAAATCATGGCAGAAGAATAGAAATTTATTATTAAATCATTATGAGATTTCTAAATATAATCAAGGTTCTGACTGGATGAAGTATTTATTAGCATTAGGAGATACTTATCAAATTAATGAATACATAGATCTAACACTAGCTGAACAAGAACGTATTGAAGAATCTAAACGTCGTATTAATGAATTAGAATTAGCTTCATTTAATGTTGTACAAGAAGATGAAAATGCTAATGAAGGTTTAGATAATAAATCTGTAGATAAAGCTACCTATATATCTGATACAGTTAATAAAGTATTAGGTTTTATAAAAAATAGTAAATCATATTATAGAACTACTACTCCTGCAGATAAAGGTACACAATATGAATTATATATTGCTAGAAATCACTTAACTAATGCTAGACGTGATGAAAATAATAATATAATTATTAATCAATCTGCATCAGAAGTTATATTTGAATACTTTAATTCAGAATATAAACGAATGAAGTTTGAAAGAGAGTTTATGAACGACCCTACCAATGAAGATAAATTATCAGTTTATTATCATTTAGGTCAAGGTCATGCATTTAAATCTCAAATATTTCCATCATTATCATTCGATCAAATAGATAACTCATTAAAGGATTTAACTATTGAAGAAAAGACTTTAATTACTTCTATATATAATAGAGATAATAATGGTAATTTAACTAATGAAACTTCTTATAGTGATTTAAACAATCCTAAGATTAAGAATGCTTTATTAAAGTATATTAATAATCAACTGTCTAATAATATTAAAGGTACTTTAGATAATTTAGTTAATCAAGGAGTTTTTGAATTGATTAATGGTGAATACATTAATAAAACATTAGATAGTAAAATATGGAATAATTATCAAACAGATAATGCATTAAAAGCAGCTTCTGACTTTTATATTAATTCTATTATATCTCATGTTGAATATTCTAAAATGTTTAGTGGTGATATTGCTTACTATAAGAACGGAGTTGATTATAAAAAACGTGTTCCTGCTACATATACAGATGGTTTACAACTACGACTTAACGATATTAATAAAGATTATAATATTGCTGTAACTGAAAGTATTGAAATAGCTACACCATTTTTAGATGAATTAACTGAATTAGTTGGTAAAGATGTAGCTGACAGTTATAAGAAGATTAATTCTGCAGATGCTCAAGCTTGGATAACTCCACAACGATGGAAAAATATATTTCAATCATTAGGTAAATGGAACAATATTTATGAATCATCTTATCAGAAGCTATTAGGTAATAATACAGAACCATTTACTGTTGAAGAACTTAAGAAAGTTGCACCACCAGTTAAAGGTGTGTATTTTCAATTAGTTAATGGTAAACCAGTATTTCTTAAGTATTCTCAAGCAGTATTATCTCCAAGATTACGTAAAGGTAATGGTCTTGAAAAGATTTATAATCAAATGATTAATCAGTCTATAGATGAATTAGTTACATTTGATGCTATTAAAGTTGGATCTGTACAACCTAGTAAAGTTCATGATGATAATGGTAATGTTTTAGATAATGTTAAATTTAATGTAATGAATATTCCTTCTAATGGTTGGAAGTTACAACAAGATTTACCAGTTAAAACATTTAAAGAAACTGAAGTAGGTAGTCAAATACAAAAGAATATATTTCAAGGATTAGCATTTCATCGTAATGAATTATTTAATTTAGATAATAATGAAATTACTGGAGATCAAGTACTTGAACAAATAGCTAATACTGTTGGAGAATTATCTAATAGAGGTTTATCTAAACTTAATAAAGAATTTGGAGTTGATAATAATAATATTATTACTAATGTAGAAAGATTTTATTCAACTATTGCTGATGAATTAAGAGAACGAGGTGGTTCAACTAATGTAATTAATGCTTTAGAATCTGAAACTTCTATTTATGGAATACCACAAGCTCAATCTAAACTTCAGAATATATTTGCATCTATAGTTAATAAACGTGTACTTAAAATTAAGACTAATGGTGGATCATTTATTCAAATGAGTAACTTTGGTCTTACTAAAGATAATGCTGAATCACAAGGTGTTATATGGAGTCCTAGAGCATTATCTACTACACATGAACCACAATTTCTTAAAGATGACAATGGTGAATTTATATTATCTGAAAACGGTAAAAGAATAGTTAGACCAGGTGGTATATTGTTATCAGGATCATTTATAGCTAAATATATTCCAGATTATAGAAAATATACACCACAACAATTGTTTGATGAAATAATTGATAGGAAAATACAAGAGAATATAATAGGTTATCGTATTCCTAATCAAGGACTTTCGTCTAATGATGCTTTAGAAATAGTAGGTATACTTCCAGAAGAAAATGGAGATACAGTTGTAGCCTATACAGGTATTACTACTAAGACAGGTAGTGACTTCGATATTGATAAAATGTATATGATGTTTCCAACCTATCATTTAGAAGATGGTAAACTTGTATACGATAGTTACAATAATGAAGTATCTGATAGTGAACAAAGTATTGGTGCTTTACAAAATAGATTAATTGAATTATATAAAGCAGTTCTTACTAATGAACAAGTTATTAAGGAAGTAATGACTCCTATTGACTTTGATCATATTAAGAATGATATTAGAAGTATATTCAAACAGAAACCTATATCTAACTTAAGTTTATTTGATCCATTAGCAGATATAGATGTTAAATATAGTTTCTTAGCTGGTAAAGCGGGTGTTGGTCAAGAAGCTAATGCTTTAATTGATTATGTATTAGGTACATTAGGAGATTTAGGTATCACTAACTTTAATATTGATAAAGGTAATATTAATTTAGATGAAGAATATTCTGAATCATTAGATGATAAAGATTTAAAATATTATCAAAAACAACTTAATATAAGTGACGATGAAGTTCAGGATCTAAAAAAAATTAAAATATCTCATTCATTATCAGCAATTCTAAATGCGTTTGTTGATATAGCTAAAGATCCTTATATTACTGAAGGTAACTGGGTAAGTATGACTACTAATACAGGTAATTTATTATTACGTAAAGGTGTACATCCATTTTATGTTAACGCATTCTTAGCTCAACCTATCATATCTAAATATATTACTTTTACTGAACAATATGAACAATCATCTTTACAGTCATTAGATACTAGAGATCAGTTTAGAAAAGAGTATGTAAAAGAACAATTAACTAGTAGTTTAAGTTTAAGAGATAAATACATTGATTTAAATGTATTATACGATAAACTATTCACTACTAAAGATATTAAACAAGATAGAGCTAAAGATGTTAAAAAAGGTAATAACAATTTTACACAATCTAATATTCTTAATACTTTAGGTTTAGGTGGTATAACATTATCTCCTGCAGAAGTTAATCAAATTAGACAAGTTACTGAATTATTAACTAACACACATTCACAAATATTCTTTCCATCTTTATATAACATTATAGAGAATAATAGTTTAGAGACTATACGTAAGAATATAGTTAATCCTAATGTAGAATTTCAAGCTAAAGTATTTAATGACTTCTTAAGGTATCAAAATGCCTCTAAAGCTATTAAAACTAACATTGACGCATCTAAGTTTATGGTTAATGGTATGGGTAAAGATGTAACACAGTTACAAATTGCTAAAAACTTAGTTGACAGTATAATGTTTAAAGAAGATCAATCTGCTTATGATGAAGATTTTAAAGGTAATATTATAACAGGATTTAAATCTAAGTTTAGTAATCCTAATGGTACTGAAAGTATGTTTAGTAAATACTATAATAATGTTATATTAAAGACTTTAGATATAGTACAAGCTAATCCTAAATTATTCTTATCTGCTAATCCAGTAGTTCAAAGTACATTTAACGAAATATCTCATAGTATTAATGGTGATATATTAATTGATCCAAATCTTGGTACCACATTAGAAAAACATTTCTATAGTTATACAATGTCAGGATTTCAACCATTTCAAATATCTATTGAAGAACGTAGAACTCTATTAAATCAATTTCCTAAACAATTTAAAACTTTTAAAGAGTCTAATAAAGGTTTGTACAGTATAATAGATGAACTATCTGTTAGACCTGGAGAAGGTAAGTTAGAATATGTAGGATTAAGTAATAGAAAGAAATCTATAGAATTTGAAGAGAATTTAACTAATTCATGGTCTGATTTATTAATTGATGAACCAGAGTTTGCAAATGATCTTATTAAGTATAGTTATTTTACTTCAGGATTTGCAATGAATATAAGTCAATTTTATACTTATATACCTTATCAATGGTTTCAACAGAATAAGATTAATAGATTTATAATTGATCAATCTAATGAATATACTAATCAGAATAGTAATGTTGATAATTTTATAGATCAAATATTTATGTCTGAAATATTTAATAAACGATTAGTTAAAATTACTTTACCTTATAAGATAGATACTAAATCTTCATTTAATAATCTTAACAAAGGATTTAAATTAAATGATAAAGGTAAAGCTGGATATTTTACTGTTAGACAATTAGAAGATCCTAGTAGTGGTTTAACTACAGATGTTTATTATAAATTATTAGGTTATGATAATCAGTTAAAAGCAATTTATAGTAGATTTACTCCTAATATTAATGGTGAATTAGTTGATATTAAACCTCTTAATATTAGAGATAGAAAAGGTAATAAAATAGTTAATTACAATACTGAAGGACTTATTTTAAAAGCTTCTAACGATATAACTAATTTAATTGATACTAACTACTATAATGAGTTAAATAATACTGTAGTATATCCTAGAGATCATTTCTATAGACAAGATTATAATAATGATGTAACTGAAGAGTTTAGTTTATTTGAACAAAATAAAGAACTTTTTGAATCTAATGGTATTACTGAAGAACTATATAATAGTATGTTAAATGAATTTGGTCAAGAATATATCGAAGACTATATTAAAAAATGTAAATAAATGAAGAACTGTATCAATACAGCGAGTAATGAATTCATAGAGTTGTTGGAAGCTACTAAGCTTCCTTCACTCTTATTAGAAATGCGAATTAGTAAATATCAAGATATTAATGGTTTAGATAAATTTCCTACAGTTGAAGATGTTAATCAAGATACTAACACTTCTATTGATTTTAATAGATTAACTTCTAATAAATCTGAACAATTAGAATGGTTTGAAGAAGATAACCAAGATGTAGTTAAAGAAGTAGATTATAGAGCAATTAATAGTTTTGTATTATTTGGTAATAAGCAAGGTAAAATTACCACTGATGAAATATTAAATAATATAGTTAATAATTATGATGCTTTAAGTGATAATACTAAACAATTAATATCTAAAGCTAGAAATTTAGTTGGTAAATCTGGAGTAAGTATTCAATTTGTTAATAAATTAGATAGTTCTACTGCTTTAATGCAATGGACTGATACTAACAATAGTATCCAGATTGATAGAAATATATTATCTACAGAAACTCCTGAAACTATGATTAGTGTATTTCTACATGAAGTAGCACATAGTCAATCAGGTAAAGCTTTAATTAATCCTACTACATTTGAAGAAGTTGAATTTAATAAATTAATTAATGATAACTTCGATAAGTTTGTTCAATTAGCATCTCCTGATAGTTTTGGTAATTTATCATATGGTTTTACTAATCCAATGGAATTTGTAGCAGAATTATATTCTAATGTAGATTTTCAAAGAGAAGTAGAATTAATAGATAAATCATTTTGGAATAAATTAATAGATGCTGTACGTAGATTATTTGGTTTAGCTAAAAATAATGAATATACTAAATTAATTAATGAAATAGTTAAAGTTGTAGAATCAGATCAAATTTCATTTAAAGGTGTTAAAGGTCAATCTAACATATTTAGTAAAGAGAAACCACTTAAGCCTAAAATAGAATCTGTTGAAGATAGATTAACTTATACATTAAATAAAGCTAAAGATAATTTAGATCAATTACTTAAACGTAGTAAAACTTTTAAAAAGAATAATCAATCTAAAGGTGAAGCATTTGAGAAACATATACAAGAATTAATTGGTGAAATTGCTAAAGTTGATAAGATTAATCAATGGAAAGGTATTTCAATATATGTTAAATCAATGGTTAAAACAGTTACAGATTTATCTAACAGATTAGCTACTACAGATTTAACTAAAGGAGATGGTTTAGAAACTATTGAATTGTATAAAAGTTATTTATCATCATATGATTTAATAGATGATGTACGTAAACTTATATCTTCATTAGAAGATGATAAAATAGCTGAAATAGGTATAGAAGATATTAAGATTATTAAGGATGATATAACTGAAGCATCTGGTAAACATTCTGTATTAGAAGAAGATTTTAACGCTAAACTATCACAAATACTTCGTAAAGAATTATCTGATATTAAATATACACCTCAAGTAGCTACTGATTGGAGAAATAAACTTAATAAGGAGTATAAAGATAGAGCTATTACTAATAAATCACAATCTGAATGGGTATCTAATGAAATGAATACTACATATAAAGATACTATTACAGATGATGTTAACGCATATGTGAATAATTTACTAGACGGTATTGGTACAGATATATCTTCTGCAGCAGTTACATTCTTAGATGGTATTAATAATAATAGTAGGTTAGTTCAAATAACTATGCAAATGTTTACAGAAGCTAGAGAACGAACTATTGAACGTACTAGACAGTCTGATTTTGAATTAAAAGAATTGTTTAATAAATTAATTAAGGAAAAAGGTAATAAAAAACCATCTGAATTGTATAAAAATATATTAGACTATGATAGTACTGGTAAAGCTTATTTAAAAGGTGACTATTCAATTAAATTTAGAGAAGAATATCGTAAATTAAATAACACTAAGAATGATAATTTAGCCAAACATGGTAAAAACTCTGAAGAATTTAAGAAATCTAAAGATGCTTTAACTAAATGGTTAAGAGCTAACACTACTAAAACTTTAAATGGTTATATTCCTATAGATAAATGGAAGAATAAAGGTACATTATCTGCTACTGAACAATCTATATTAACTAAGTTTAAAGATATTATTACTACAGTTAATACTGAAACATTAGGTAGAAATAGTTTATTAGAGTCATTTAGAGGAATAACATTTTATAATCTACCATCTGTAACTAATAGTTATTTAGAAAGGATATTAGAAGGTAATAGTAGTGAAATATTTAAAGATATTAAAGATGATTTATTTACTATTAGACCTGATGATATTGGTTATGAAGAAAAGAGATTAGATAGTAAAGGTGATCCAGTTAATTTCTTAAAAGTACATTATAGAGGTGATTTAAGTCCTTCTCAACAATCATTAGATTTGTTTACTATAATGAGATTAGAACGTATTAATGGTATTAATTTTAGTGAAAAACAATCTATTCAATTAAAAGTTGAAGCTATTAAAAATATTGCTAAAAATAAAGAATATTATTTAACTCAAAAAGGTTCAGGTATTCCAATATTAAACATATTTACTACTAGAGAGAAATATGCTACTCAAAGGGGTATTCAATCTAATGAATATAAGATGATTACTAATATGATAGATAAGAATCTTTATGATATATTTCATATTAATTATGGTACTATTGCTGGAGTAGATGTTAATAAACTTATTTCAACTGCTAATGGATGGACTGCTTCTGTAGGATTATCATTAAATAAATTTTCTGCAGCAGCTAACTTACTAAATGGTCAAGCACAAATATTCTTAGAAAAAGTAGCAGGTAATCATTTAACCAAAGGAGCTATACTTAAAGCTCATAAAAAGTATAATTCAGATATACCTAATATAATGTCTGATTATGGTAAACCTATTAAAGAATCATTTGTAAATCAAGTTAATCAAATGTTTGATACTTTTGGTGGATTTACAGTTAAGCAACAAGAGTTTATTAGAAATACTGTTGCTAAGACTAGTGCTGATTTTGGTTCATTACAATTTATGCATGAAGGTGGTGAACATTATTTACAATCTGTAATGGTAATGGCTACATTAGATTCTATTAAAGTAATGGATAAATCTAATAACTATATTGATAAAAATGGTAATGTAACTAGTCAAGATAAAGCTGCTTCTATATTAGATATGTTATCTAAGAATGATCAAGGCTATTTAGAATTAGATAAAAAAGTTGTTTATTCAGATAAGAATTATACTACAAAAATAAATGAAGGTGGTAAATCTCAAATATTATTATTTGTAAAGAAAAAGTTATTTGATACAATGGGTAACTATGATAGTAATCTTCAACCTGAAGCATATCGTCATTGGTGGGGTAAAATGATGTTAATGTTTAGAAGATATTTAATACCGCAAGCTTATGCAAGATATAGAGGTATATCTAAAGCATTTAAATCGTATGATCAATTAGATGAAGATGATAAATTCTACTCAGCATCATTACAAGACTATGAGGAAGGTTATTATGTATCAGCTATACGATTTTTACGTAATGGAGTTTATCCTGCATTAAAACAACTTAAGTATGATATACTAAGACAGAACTGGAATGAACTTACAGATACTCAGAAAGGTAATATAAGACGTTCTGTTGTAGAATTATCTATTACTGGAGCAATATTACCTCTGATAGGATTACTTGCTGCAGGAGCTGCTGGAGACGATGATGATAGTTATCTATGGTCAGTTGCATTCTTATCAAGACGATTAGAATCAGAATTAGCACAGTTTAGAGATCCACGTGAAGCAACTAAAATTACTAAATCTCCAATACCGTCATTAAGAATTATAGAACAATCTATGGATGTAATTAGTCAAACAGTTACACCTTGGAATTGGAATGATGAATATGAATCTGGTAAACGTAAAGGTGATTTAAAAATAGTCAGAGCATATGAAAAATTATTTCCAATAGTAAGTAAATTAGATGTAACTTCACAAGAGTTATATAATGGACTTAATAGTTCGTTCGGGAAGTAACTTTAGGGTCTTAAAAAAATTAAAGCCACATATAACCTTAATTGGTCGTATGTGGCTTTTTGCATTTAATTAATATTCATTACCAGTCAAATTTATAAGAGAAAATAAATTTATCTAATACTTTTTCTTGAAATTCTATAATATCTTCTTTATTTATATTATAAGTAGATAATTCTTCATCTAACTCTAAATCTTCTAACCAATCCATAATATCTTGAACATCATGAGTTTCATATCGTTGTTCTCTTGTATTTAAGTATTCTTTACCTACTTTACAATCAAATCTTTCAATGTAAGGACTATTAATTCCTAATTTAGATTCTATAAAACAGTTCCAACGATTGTCTAAAGAAATTGTTTTATCCTTAACATACAATCTAAGTTTGGATTTTAATTCTTCTTTTTGTTCATTTAGTTTTTTTATTTCTCCTAACATTATTTAATCAATTTTAAACAAGTTAATGCTTGATTATCTCTAATATTTTCATTAAAGAATTTACCTTTACTTGTAGATTTATTTAATTTATTAAAGAATTCATTAGATACAGGTGTATAAATATATTCTTTACCTGAATTAAAATTAACTTTAAGATCTTTACGAACTTCATCATACTGTATATTTTTAATTACAGTACTTTTAATATTTATATTTTTCATATATTATTTTTAATTATTATCTATAAATATACTATCTACATTATTATCAATCATAAATTGATTAATTATATAATACCCTTTATCTGTAATAGATAATTCTTCATAAGGTTTATCTTCTATATATTCTAAAGGTTCTCCTAAATCATATTCATTGTATGATTTATATTCTAAACTACCATGAAAAAACATATCGTTAGCAGGATTCCATTCAATACCAAATTTTTCTTTAGCATAATTAAATATATCACCAAAATCAACTTTGTTAATTGTATATTTATTCATATATTACTTTTGTTATTGTTTTAGGAAATACTTCATATACTTTTTTAGGAAATCCTTCCCATCCCATTCCATCTGAAAATAAATCATGATAAGAGGAACTTGAATAATCAAATTTAAAATATTTATTATCTAGATTTCTTTTAATAATTACTTCATGGTCTTCATATGATTTATCCAAATCGTAATTATCTATTTCATCAGAAACAAAATCATATTCAAATTCTTCATCTTCAATATATCCTTCATAATCTTCATCAAGTAAAGATCTTAAATAATGTTCAGATAATTCTACTGATTCTCTATTCATATTCTATCAATTATATTAACAACTAATTCTTCATCATTTTCATATTCAATATTCATTTTACCAACAGCCTTCTCTTTACCTAATGATATTTTAATCTGTTCTATTAATTCATAATATAATTCTTCATTATGAAATTTCATTACTACTGTCTTCATAGATTATCTATTTCATTACCATTTTCATCAATTTCTACAAATCCTCCACCAAATGTACAATCTCTATTTCTCAAATATTTTAAAAAATCATCAATAGCTTGATTAAATGAATATTTATCAGGTAATTCTACAACACCTTTAATATCTATATATTTTTTATTCATTGTCTTTCTAACATTTCTACTTTAATATGTGGATATGATTCATAATCTTTTAATTCAAAATATTCAGGATATAATTCATCTAAAAAAGCATCAATATCCAACTTAATCCAATCTACTGAAGATTTATAACTTGGATTATCAAATTTTAATTCACATTTATTGTATTTATCAGTATCTCTAGTTAACTGTTCTTTAACAGCATTAATACTATTGTCATATAAATGAACTTTCTTTAAATCTCCTTGAATACCTAAAGCTTTATAACCAGTTAATTTCTCAATTATTAAAGCTAACGTTGCATAACTTGCTATATTATAAGGCAATCCAAGAAATGTATCTACTGAACGTTGTTGCCAATGTAATTCAAATCCATATTTAATAATACTATTTTTATTTACATACTTTTTAAAACGTGAATAATCATGTTTATAATCTTCATCATAATCTAGAGATTTCATATAATTTAAATTATTATAAAAATATTTTTCAGCATCTCCTAAAGGTTTTACAATTATCTGAAATCCATAATGACACGGTGGTAAAGCCATTTTATCTAAATCTGAAACATTCCAACTATTAACTATGTGATCTGTAGCTAAAGGTTGATTCTTAAGATTAGTAATAAGATTAGATATTTGATCTATACCATTAAAATTTCTCCATTGATGTCCATATATAGGTCCTAAATCACCGAGAATATAATTTTCATTATTAGTCCAAATATTTCCTTTATACTCTAAGTTACCAATTACAATTTCATCTTTAAATTCTCCAAAAGATAACTTATCTGTTTTTCTAAATTTCCAAAAGTAACTATAAGCATCTTTATTCCATATATTACAACCGTTATCTAATAAATATTTAATATTAGTATTACCTTTTAAGAACCATAATAATTCAGTAATAATATTATTATAATTAATTTTCTTAGTTGTAAGTATAGGAAATCCATCTTTAAAATCATGTTTAAATGTATAACTACCAATTTCTAGTCGATTAACATCTTTACGTTTTGGATCATCATACCAATAACCCTTCTGAAGTATTTCGTCCAGAAGATTATGATAACTTTTATCTATTTTACTCAAATTCTTCGTCTATCTTCTCGATTAAATAATTCCATTTTAAATTTCTTATAATCTGATTTTCCTATTGGATTATAATTACTTTCAATATCTTGCAATTTATCTAAACCTTTTTCTCTCAATATAAATTTAATTTTAGTTAAATATAATATAAAATCCATAGCTTCTTCAATTGCATGTTGTAAGAAATCATCAGAATTATTATCTTCCAGTGTAGTACCATATTTCTTAATACCTAGTTCAGATCGTTGTTGAAATTGTTGTATTACAGATTCTACTATTTTATCCTTCATTAATTCTCTTGTTAAAATATTTTAAATAATTATCATTTATTTTACTATTATTATCTTTAGAAAATTTAATAATATTCTTAATATGATCTGTAGTTAAATCTTTTAATAGTTTATATTCTGTTTGAGGTAATTGATTATTATTAATATCAAAATTTATTCCCCAAAATTTAATATCTTCATAATCAAAATAATTATTGTTGATTAACCAATTATCTTCTTCAATATGATAACTTGAATCATTAGTTAATAAATCCATATTGTATAATAATTGACCTAATCTATATTCTGGATATTTAGTCCATTCATGAGTAATTTTAACAATATTTAATCTAAAAGCACCATGAATTAAATAGTTATCATCATTTATAAATTTATTATAAGCTTCAAAGTTTCTTAAAAAGAATTGTAATATTATAGGAATTCTATTAATATTTCTCATTATACACCATTTAAATATTTACCTTCTTTCAACCATTCTTCACAAGTAGATAGTTTATATTCAACTCTTTTATTAACTTCATCTTTACCATACATATGAGTTAATACTTTAATTCTAAATACAGTATCTCCTAATTCTTCAATAATATCTTCTTTACTAGCTCCTTTAGTTAATGATTGTGACAATCTAACAGATAATTCACTCATTTCTTCAATAGCCTTTAAAATATTATATTCAGGATTATTTGTTTCTGCTAATAATTTTACTGTACTCAATTAATTAATTCTTTTAATAATTTAGGTTTATAATCTATTACTTCAGCAGATACATTTATATAACGTTTATCTTCTAAAGTGTTTTCATGAACATGACCGTGAATATTATAAGTATATTTATAATTTAATTCACAGGGATGTATTGGTGCATGTGTAAATATAATATTACCTAATTCTTTATCTTTATAATATTTCATAGACGCTACATTATTTACATATTTTAATAATTCAGGTACATGTTGAGGCTGGTCATGATTTCCGAGTATAACTTTCTTTAAACCATTTAACTGATCTAATAAGTAATAATCAAATGATTTTTCCATAGTAATATCACCTAATATATAAGTAACATCTTTTTTATTAACAATAGAATTCCATTGTTTAATAATATGTTCATTCATTTCAAATTCATCATTAAAACCTCTTCTAATAGCCATATTTCTATGCCCAAAATGCGGATCTGAATAATATCTAACGAGACTAATAATTTCTAGATTTTAAGTTATTCATTATTTCATTTTACTTAAATAACCTTGTATTCCAAAGTTATGTACATTACTAGCACTTTTAATCTCTATTTTATCATAATCAATTTTATGATACTCATATTTACCAATATTATTAATAAATTCTATAACAGATTGTATCATATAATTATCAGCGTTTATAATACATTTATGACTAGTTAAGTTCTCTATACTATATTCTTTATCAAAGTTAAAATAACATCTAATAATTAATGTAAATGCAGATATTAAAGCTGTTGTTTTAGTCCAATAAATTGGTGATCTAAATATTAAAACATCTTCATCTACAGTAATAGTAGATTTAGTTTTTAATCCTAATTTATCTTCAATTGTATTAACTAAGTTTAATAAATTATCTTTATTATCAATTAATGTCTTAGTTGCATCATCTTTAAGTTTCCAATCACCAATATTGTTATAATCTAAAGAGTTAACTCCTAAATAAAATAATCTTTTCTTATCAAAACAGTTTAATAACTTATGATTATAACCATGTATAGTACCTATTTCAGTTTTTGTATATTCTACATAACTAAAGTCATTTAGATAATCTCTACATGCTGTAAATGGTAAATAAGTTTCATAATTATCTTTAGATATTTTATTTAATATAGTAAATCCAATACCATAATCTCTACCTTCACCTAAATCACTTCGTTTTTGTAATTCTTTAATTTGTTTCATTTAATTTATATTGTTTTATACAATCATCTATTCCTTCACATTTAATAAAATTAAATTCAGATAATTCTTGAATCATAGAATTATACCATTTAACTTCTTGTGTATCTTTTGTTAAAAATATAAATACACTACCTACTTTATCTCCATTTTTCCGTAATCTTCCCAGTCTTTGTACTGCTTGTCCTTCAGATGTATAATAACTCATTAGTATACAATTATCTAATCTGGGTAAATTAATACCTTGTAAAAGTTTTTTAAAGCTCCCAATGTCATTTATTTCATCATTTTCAAAAGCTTTTCTAACTAAATTATTTTTATCGTCAGAATTACGGGAAGATATAACATTAGGTGTTACTTGGATTAATGAATCTAAACTATTTCCAAATATTATAGATTTACCATTAATATTATTTAATAATATTTTAGTATTAGTTATTTTAGATGGAAGATTATATAATATCTGACTACGTTTAGTAGCTGTAGTTCTAATTTTAAATTCTTTTAACTCTTTATCTTCAATAAACCAACTTCTTTTATGTTCTTTATCCCAATATTCATAAGCTGCTTTTTCAGTTTGATAAAATGGTTTCTTAGCATTCCCTGCTTTAATAGTTTTATTAACAGAATCTAATTCAGTTTCTATTACATATATATTTAATAATCTACCAATACCGTCTTTCTTAGCTTGAGCTATAGTATAAGTAAAACATATAGGTGCAATTTTATCTAATAATTGACCTTTATTAATAATTTTACCATCTATTTCATATTCAATATGTGATTCAGTAGTAGCAGTTATACATAATAAAGCTTTATATTCATTATTAATATGAAATTTATAATATTCAGGACTTAAATGGAAATGAGCTTCATCACAGCAAACTAATCCAAATTTATAATCTTTAACTTTATACATAGATTGATATGTACTAAATTTTAAATCATAATCTTTATATGTGTTAGTTCCAAATAATTTATCATATTTAATAATATCATTATCTAGATCTTTTTCTCTGTCTACAACTTCAGCAATAAAAACATGTACATCATCATTCTTTTTCATTGAATGTAAAGCATGTAAGAAAACAAAAGTTTTACCTGTACCTGTAGCCATTACAATACTTGCATATTTACCACTATCTATCCATGCTTGAACAGCTTCTCTTTGTATTTTATCTTGTAATAAGTTATTTAATCCCAATGTATATTATCTGAACTATAAGGTATATTATTAATCTTAGTTGTAAATAAAGAATTTTGAAATTTATCTAAATCATATTCAGGAAAAGAATTCTTTATATTTTCAATTAATCCACAGAATTCTCTCCAATGATATTCTGTAGTTATTTCTCCAATTGTGCTTATTAAGTTTTCAAAACATTTAATAACTTCTTCTAAAGTTTGTTTTTTATCCATCTATTAACTTTAAACTTGTAGCCCATTTTTGAACATATTCAGGTTTTTTTTGAAATTCTTCAAATGTACCAAAATCAATACCGTTTGATTTATGATATTTATAATAAGCTTCTTCCTCACTATCAGCTTCAATTATTTTTTCAGGATATTCTTGTGCAATACCTTCCATACCTGTTGCTAAATACCAATATTTTAGTTTATATTTATTCAATATATTTATATATAAAAGAGGAGAGACGGTGGTAAGATCACATTATAAGTCGATAGATTACTTATACCCACTATTTTCTCCGATAGCATATGTTTTGTCTCCTCTTATTAATTATTTATTAAGCTTCACATGCAACGCATGAATTAATTTCTCTTGCAAATGATGCTGCAGCATTTTGACTAAACTGATAATACAATGTTTTAACACCTTCTTCCCATGCATAAATATAAAGTTTATTTATCTCTTTAGCTGAAATAGATGGATGTATAGTTAAATTAACAGATTGTGATTGATCAATAAATTGTTGTCTTTGTGCAGCTTGTAATATAATCTCTTTAGGACTAATTTCAATAAATGATTTAAATACTTCTTTAGTTGGGAAATCTAAATGTTGAACTGATCCGTCATTATTTAATATAGATGTCCAAGTTTCAGATGTATTAATACCATATTTATTTAATTCTTCTTCAAGATAAGGATTTTTATATATAGTTTTAGACTTAGCTAAATCTTTAATAAAATAATTAGATTTAATAGGTTCAATACCCATAGATACTTGACCTAATATAAAAGATGATGATTTAGTAGGAGCAATAGCAAGACATGTAGTATTTGCATAACCTTCACGTATTGATTTATAACCTAAATAATCATGACACCATTTAGATGCTTCCTGAGAACGTTCTTCTAATATCTTAAATATTTTGTAATTACTTTGTTTAGCTTCTAAAGATTCAAAATCTATTAATTTAGACTGTAAATAGGATGAATAACCTAATACACCTAATCCAATAGCACGATGTTCCTTAGCAAATCTCCATGCTCGTTTCATTCCTGGCATAGTTTCAGATTTCTTAACAAAATCTTCTATTACAGCATTTAAGAATAATATATAAGTTTCTATAGCATCTGTATGGACTAATTCATCCCAATGTAATAAATTTATAGAACCTAAACAACATACAAATGAATGATATGTATCTTGTGGAAGCATAATTTCTGAACATAAGTTACTAGCCACTATATCTAATCCTAAATCTTTATAAGGACTATTTCTATTAGCATTATCTTTAAACATTAAATATGGAAATCCAAATTCACTACGTCTTTGAATTACTTTTGCCCATATCTTACGTTTATCATTATCGCCATCAATCATAGATTTCATCCAATCATCTGTAATGGAAATACCATATTGAAGGTTTTGTATAGGATTACCTTCTGTACCAATATTTAAGAAATCCTCTATATCGTTATGTTCAATTGGAAGCCAAATAGCACAACTACCTCTACGTGATTCAGATTGTTTACAGGTATCTATAATAGCATCATATATTTTAGCATAATGTACAGGTCCATCTGCAGTTCCACCAATCGAAATAGAGCTTCCTCTTGGACGTATATTACCTAAATATATAGAAGTACCACCACCATATTTAGACATCATGCCAATCTCTCTACCAGCATTTAAAATACTATCCATAGTATCATCTACCGATGATCCATAGCAGGAAATTGGAAGTGCTTTTTCTTTACCAAAGTTAACCCATACAGGAGTAGATAATGAATAATATCCTTTACCCATGTAATCTTCAAACTTTTCTGCAAATCCTTTTATATTAAGAATAGTTTCTGCATAAATTGCAATATCCTTAATTCGTTGTTCAGGACTAACTCCTTTACTTAAATAACCTCTTGATAAAAAGGTTCTACTTTCGTCATTTAACCAATAATATTTCTTATATTCTCTCATTAATTGTTTTAATAAGAGATTTAAATATTTTATTTATTTATTCATTTAGTAATTTATCATTAAATCTCTAAATGTTATTTAAAATAAATCATCTTCAGTAATAGATTTTGCTTTTTTATTATAATCAGAGGGTTTTTTGTAAAAAAAGTCACCTTCTTTTGTAGATTTAATTTCTACATCGAACCATAATGTAGGTTCTAATAGTTCCAAATCTAGTTTAAATAAGTCTTTTAAACCTATCATATTTAAAGCCTGATTAAATCGTCCTTTAATAAATTCATCTACTACTTTTTTAGGTAAAAATTCTAATTCACCGTCTTTAAATATCCAATCTAGTAATTTAGATTCAGCTTCATATGCTTTATTACAAGCTGAATATATTAAATCTATAAATTCTTTATCGAACCATTCAGGGAATTCAGATTTAATTATATTTACTATTTCAGCACCAAAGTTACCATGAATTAGTTCTTCAACACATGTTGACTCAACTACATTACTAATACCTTTAAATAAATTCTTTTCTTTATTAAAAGATAACATAATTAAGAATTGACTAAATAATGAAACATATTCTATAAATAATGAAAATAGAAGTATTGCTTTAGTATACATTTTATCATCCTTACTTCTAGTTCCATCTAAATATTTAGTAAGATAATTAATCCTATTTTGTATTTCAGGCACTTCTAATAAAGTCTCAAAATCTCCTTGTAAGTTTAAAATAGTAAGTAATTCTTTATAACCATCAAAATGTCTAACTTCACTTTCAGCAAAAGTAGCTCCTACAGATTGAATTTCAGTCTTAGGTAATCTTTTGTATATATCACCCCAAAATCCTTTTACATTAACCTCTATTTGAGCTATAGCAAGCATTGTACGTTTAATAGATTCTCTTTCTACATGAGATATTTTAGTTTTAAAATCATCTATATCAGTAGTAAAATTATACTCTGTATGTATCCAATAACTATGTCTGATTGCGTCTTTATAACCTAATAATGCAGGATATTCATATGGTAAAATATTAACTCTTTTGTCAAATATACTCACTAAGCTTCAAGTATTTTACGTTCTACTTCTAAATTACGATTAATTGCTTTATCTGAACTAAATTTATCAGGATAACGAACTTCTAATTTCTTAATATTAGTATCTAAAATTTCAGTTAAATTCCAATTATTAATATTACATAAATTAGCAATATACCACATTGTATCTCCAACTTCTTCTTTAATATTAATCCAGTCTATTTCTTTACCATAAGCTAAATTCTTTTTAAATACATCAGCTATTTCACCAACTTCAGTTAATAAACCTAAAGTCATATGAAGATTATCATTCTGTATTGAACCACAACTTGCTAGAGTTCTTATTGCTTTATTTTGATATGTCTGTATTTCCATAGATTAAAATAATGATTTAATAAATTCTTCTCTTGCAGTTAATGCTTCATCTAGTTTTTCATATTGACCAATCCAAACTTTAATATTATTATTAGTTTTAGCTTCTAATCTAACATGTACTTCATATTTAGGAATACGATTTTTACGTTCTCTATAAGTAATTCCTTTATATCCTGTATTACTTCTTTCTGATTTACTGTTCATTAAATTCATTTATTTTAAATGTTTCGTTATTCATATCTATAATTTCTCCTAATTCCTGTTCATTATTAAGTTGAACTCCCAATTGTTTTTCTATATTTTCTTTTAATTTGACATCTTTGTAAAGAATTTGCTTTAAGCTAATGAGGAATTTTACTGAATCTGGATTACCTTTGTAAACATCAGCCCAGAATTTCAATATTAATTGTTTTGTATCTTCTCCAAAATGTGAATATTTACCTTCTTTAAATAGTTCATATTCATCCATATATTCTTTTGGAAATCTAAATATATACAAAACTTTATTTTCAATATCTATACATTTAACAAATAACTTATTATCTGTTAATCTGTGTTCATAAGCTGTAAATTCAGGATCTCTGAATGAAAACTCATGTAATATTGAAAAACATCCTTCTTCTTCTCCTTCTACATTCATATACGTATTAAGTAAATACTTCATAAATTTATTCTCAAAACTTATAAATTCACTTAATAACGGAAGAACGTAAGTTTTACTACGATTTAGTATCAAATTATTTCTATAAAATTATCTTGTAAGTTAACTATTCCCTTGCTCTCATAAATATATTTAGGTAAATCATAAACTTTATTTTTCCAATGAAAATATATTTCATCTAATAATTGATAAAGTCCTTTATGATAATATCCTGACGATTTAAACCCTTTTAAAGCGGCTTCATGCCATTTCTCTGTAACTATAAAGTTAAGAGGTATTTTCTCTTTTAAACTAATAAATAATATACTAAATGGTTGTAATTCATAATCTACTAACCCTAGTTCATTACATATCTTATCAAAAGCTAAACTATAAACTGCTTCTTGAATATAATATCTATATTTAATATAACTAGTTAGGAATTCTGAATTATATCCACTACCTGTTTTTAAATCTTTAAAATAAATCTTTTTATTCTTATGGTCAATAGATAATATATCTATTATACCACGTAATGTAAATCCTTGTAATTCATATTCAAATTTATATTGATATAAATGCTCTAATTCTGTACTAAATATATCTCTTGAATATTCATGGTTTAACAATATGTCTACTATTTCCTCAGCTACTAATTTCTCTGATAATGTAATAATAGTTTTACCTATAGAACTATATTGTTCATTAAGGTATCCCCAAAAGTTATCATTATTAAAATTAGCAATTAGTAAATCTTTATTTTTAGTAGTTTTCCATAAACTATTTAATTCAATAATCTCAAGTATTGTATTTATATTAGGTTTTTCATTATAATTATCTAATATAATTTTACATAAATTACCTAATGTAGCAATGGGTTCAGTAAAAGAAGATATATAGTACTTGTCCTTAAATTCATTTGGACTAAATAATAAATCATCAATTACTGAACCCATTTTTACACCTTGGTTAGCTAAAAAGCTTCTATTTAATAAAGCTTTTGGACCATTTCTATCATAGTCAGAAATTCTTGAGTATGATAGAGTTAAATCTATTTCTTCATTATCATCTAATAACTTGTTTAACTTGTTTTCCTTCCCCATAAGCATTGTCTATCTTATTTATAATATCATTCATTACAATATCTATTAATTCATGACATTTTTTATACTGAGAAAGTATATCTTCATTATCTGTAATTCTTAGTTCTAATTCTAATCCTTCCAAATAATCATCTAAAAATAATCTAGCTTTAAATTCATTATCAACTATAAGTTTCATGAATTTATGATATTCACTTTCTTCGAATATAAATTTTGCTAAATTATTTATTTTTTGTAACGTTTGTTTATTCATCTATTATTTTATTGTTATCCATACACCACTTTTTTCTTTATTGTAGCTGTAGAATTTGTTATCAATCTTTAAAGCATAAGGTATAAAATAATCCATGTTATCATCTTCAAAACAGTCATGAGCCACCATCAAATCAGCTAATAATTGATTTGCATTATTAAAATCAAATGAATGTTTAGTTGCTCTTACAAAATGAAATCCAAATTCATAAGGAGCTTCTTTACCTTCTAATAACTTTAATATTTGTGGAACAATATCTTTTTCAAATAAATTAGGTCTAGTTTTATAACCTACAACTTCTTTTCTACTACTAGAATATCTCTGTATTCCTAAATTAGCTAAATACTTTTTTACAGTTTTAGAACTAAATATTCCTTTACTAGTTTTAACTTTACTGTTTTTAAGAGACGGAACACTTCCATCAATCCATATAAGATTGTCATGCATAATTAAAATATTTTATACAAATATAATAAAAATACATGACAATTCCTAATATTCTACCATTTAATTGGATTCTCTCCTAACTCATTAAATATAGTATCATTAATCTGCTCGAGTATATCACTTCCTGCTATAAATCCGTCTGTACATTCCAATACATAATGATAACTTTGATCTATATATTTATAGAAATTATCTATTTGTTCATCACTAGTAAATACAAATAACACATTGGTATTATTATTTGAAATTGCTTTAACAATATTTCGTATAAAGTTTTTAAACATTAAAGTCATTTCTTTATGAATTTGTTTATTCCAATCTACAAATAACGATGTATTTAACATTAGGACACCTTGTTCACACCAACTACTTAATGTATAATCGAATTCCTCATTTCTTTCACTAATAGGCATTTGATTAATTAATCCTTCAACAGTCTTTAACATACTATTGTAAGCAGTTGGTTTTTTATATTCACCAAATCCT